CGCCGCCATTTCCCAAGGGCATAATACCCTCAGAAGAGTTGACCACCATCGTCCCCTTTTTGCCGCCACCAAATGGGAAGTTTTCGAGCGAAATTATTTTTGAATTTTTATTCGCGCCGCCGACTCCTTTAATGACATCTTTGTATTCGGCCTGAACTAGGTTTGGCACATAACCATTGGCGGCACGACCTTTGCCCTTGGGAGCAGGAAGACCAGTAGAACTAAGAACATAGCCGCTCGCACCAAGATTTTTTGCAACAGAGTTGGAAATAGCCAATCTCCGCGCTTCCGTAGCGGCCATTTCATTATAAAGGTCGCGCAAAACTTTTGCTTGAGCAACTTCGCTAGTGCCAGCAGAAAGAATAGCCTGTTCCACGTCGCTTCTTGAGCGAAGAAGATTCAAGATGGAAAGTTGAAGACCTTCTTGGTTCTTACTTGCGTCATTAATGCGAAGAACAGTCGAAAAGCTCTCTTTCGCAAACTTAACAAAGTTAATAATAAACCTAGAGACGATTAATGTACCCGCTGCTAATCCAACAGCAAGAGCATCACCGAAAACTTTAGCGAAAGCCTTGCCGATAGACGGACCTTCCGATTGAAGACTGTCAGTGAGAATGCCAAAAATATCACCACTATCTTTTAAAACGTCTTTTAATAACGGAGCAATAGAAAGATTACCGAATGCCGCGCCAAATTCTGTTGCGCTGGCCAAGACGGATTTTACTTGAGAATCGAGAGTTTGATTAAGTTTCTGGTTGGCAATAGCAGCCTCGATAGATGCATTTGCAAATGTTCCCAAAGCGTCATCATATCTATTGGATGCGCCTTCCACTTCTCCAAGAACGCCAACCAATGCGGACAATTGGTTAATCTGGAATGTGCCAGCTAATTGACGAAGTGCAGCTTGTCTTTCTGGTCCTTCAATATTATTTACCTTTTTGGCAAAATTATCAATGATTTTAATCGCAGGAAGCATTTCCCCTTTAAGGCCGCGAACTTCCACGCCCAAATTTTGAAGCTGAATGATGCTCTCGGGGCGACGAACACGCTCGATAATTGTTTTCAGGGAGTTACCAATAACAGAGCCACCTCGGGCCGTGACTTCTTGAAGAACGGTAATCGTAGCTCCCAATTCATCAAATGATGTTCCCGCTTCTTGAGCAAACGAAGCGGAGCGTTTAATACCTTCGATAAGGTCTGCGCTAGAAACGGCATATTTATTATCTGCGGCAACTAATTTATTGATTATGTCTGTGGTCGTTAACCCTTCTTTGCGGAAAGCATTAACGGCAGCAGTCAAACCTTCAACAGAACTTGTTGCATCTAACCCTGATATACGAGTAAGTATCAGAGCATCTTTAACGCGCTTTAAAGTTTCGGCAGCACTTAGACCTTGACGTGCAAATTCCAACGCGGCAGTGGCCGTTACATCAAAGGATTGACCAGTCTGGCGAGCCACATCAAAGATGCCGCGCCCAAATTTCTCTAATTGCCCCGCTGTAGAAGCAAATTGGTCGCCAACAACCTCGATCTTTTTAAATGCGGCCTCAACACTAATTGTAGTGGTTATGAGTTTTTTAAACGCCACCTCAATTGCCGTAATCACAGAAACCGACGCACCGAAAGCTAAAACACGGGCATTCGCCGCCTCTAAGGACTTGGAAAACTCATCTGCTCTGCCAGAAAGACGGCCTAAACCCTTATCTATCGAATCAAGCCCTTTGGCGTCAGCGGCAAGCTGAATTTTAATTGGCTTACGAGATACTAAGTCCTGTACCCTTGAAAACGCGCGTTCTGCGTTGACAAATTCAATATCTGATCTGATTCTTGGGTTGGCCATTCCTTATTTCCTTGGTTTATATTTACACCAGAGAAAATCGCCCAAATTAACCGACTTGATAGCCCAATTTCTTCAATAGGGAGTTCTGATCCATATATCCTTGGTTTTTTGCTAGTTCGCTAGCCAAGTCTCCAACTTCTACTCCATCGCCCGCCATAAACTGAGCATCTTCCCTTGTTCCCATCACAAAACTTGTGGAGCCTTCGCCCTGTTTGTTGGTATTTTTAATCTTTTCTTTGTTTCTGGAAGAATCAGAATAGTCAAGTAAGGCTTTAGGGTCTTTTCTTATATCGTCAGGAATTTTCTCAACATTCTGGAAAATACTAAGGAATAGCCGCCCATAAACAAGAACCTTCTGTTGAAACACACTAAGTTGGACTAGCGGTCTGCCATAAAAGTCCCAAGGCTTCTCACAAAATGGCAAATACATAGAAAAGAAATCCTGAAGCACGGCCTCTTGGATTTTCTCGTCGGCGAATTTAGTCATCGTCTCCTGATACGCCCCAAACAAATCATTTAATTCGGGCCGAGAAATTTCTCCGAAAGATTGTTCCGTGAACCTCTCCCTAGTTAATTCTCTATCGAAATAAAGTAGGTGCCGCAAAAATTCTTCGTTAGCTTTGCGGACGGCAAAATGTTCGGCGGTTAGTCCAATTAATTCGGCGCGTTTATTTTTTTGCTCGGTTAGTTTCTTTTCCTCGATGTCGATTTGAGCTTGGACTTCTTTCTGTTGAGAGGGTAGTGGGAGTTTTTTCTTTGTTTTATAGAGGTTGTCAACATAACTCTGTGATTCTGCCAACTTTAGATTGTCTTCTTCGCCCCAAAGATTTTCACGCCGCAAATCTTCTAATCGGTCTTTCTCACTGGCCATGCCGCTAGAAATTAATTCGGCGGTTCTCTTTTTTGTCAAATCCTCAAGAAAATACTGATCCTTGAGAGTAATGTGCCGCAGAAAAACGGAGCTACCCGCAAAAGATAGCTCCGTATAACCCTGAAATACTTCAGATATTAGTTGGACAAAATTACTCGCCACTTTCCACGCGCTTCAAGATTTCATCAATTTCTTCCTTTGTGGCGTTCCAATTATACTGAAGAATTGCCCAGACTAGAGAAAGCTTCGCGGCAATTTGTGAATAAACTTCGTCGGACGCTTCTTCGAGTTTATAATATGATTCGCGCTTTTCTTCTGTAGTGTTGCCTTCGTAAATTGGCAAAAGATTTTCGCCCTCTTCTTTGAAAGAAAGGTTAAGGCGCATCCACATGAGGCGTTTGATTTCAGCCTTTGATTCGGCGGTATTCTCAAATATGGAGCGATACTTGTTTTCCAGCGCGAGAATTTCAGTTGCCAAAGATGTGTTTTTGTCGCTGAGTTCTTTAAGTTTGGAGTCCTTCTTTTTGGTGCTAGAAAATGCGCCAGTCTTGATATATTCATCACGAACATCTTCAAGTTCCTTGCCCAGACGCTTCAATTCCTTAATGTCGCTCTCGGCCATAACGCCGTTAGCTTGGTCAAGCAAAATTGCTTTACTCACAAGACCTTTTCGGACCATGCGGGAATACTGGATAGCATATTCTTCTTCTGCGTCGTCCTCTTGCTTGCGAGTAGGCTTCTTGACGACAATGTTGATTGGTTCGTCAACTGTTTTCTTGGTCTTTTTGGTGATTTCCGCGCCGTTTTCGTCGGTGGATGTTTCTTCCACGGTTTTTTCAACCTTGCGGGTTACAGAGAAGCGGTAGAGTAGTTTGTCGTCGGTCATAATAATAATAGCATTAATTTCCTTGCGGGAAAATAAAAGACACAGTATATTTCTCAGACTCTCCCATGAGGGCGCGTTCAACATCATTACCCGAGTCTAAAATTCTTTTGCGCAACCTCATAAATCTTGCCTCGGTAAAAGGATTGGCAGCGATCAACATTTTCAAATACTCTGGCGGCAGTTGGTCTTGGAATAAACGAAATCTCTCATCGAAATCCTCTTTTAGGTCTTCGATTTCCCGTAGTAAGCCCTTGTATAGTGTTTTGACTTGGGCTCTTTGAGAAGCCTCAAGTTGGTCCTTTGCTGTCATATTCCTTGTTCCTTTGATTGTTTTACACTTTCTAATTCGTAGTGATAATATAAAATAGCATGAGCAAGAACAGTAGAAAATCAAAAAGAAGTCCATATTACTGCAACCCAGATTTTAAATCGGAGGGCAAAAGGAGGAGTAAGAAGAGCAGAGCCATGATTCTCAATAGAATCAAAAAGAGGGACACCATCAATAGAAAAAGCGGCGAAAATTATAATTCAAGAGATGTAACGCTGAAAGAAATGGGGTTCGCCACCTATAAAGACTACCTAAAGAGCGATTTATGGAAAAGAATCCGCCGCAAAGTCCTAAAAAGAGACAAAGAAACATGTGAAATTTGCCATTGCAAGGGTAATCAGGTTCATCATTCGAGATACCACAAGAACGACTTAACTGGCAAAAATCTGAATTTCCTCCACACTATATGTGGAGATTGTCACGAAAAGATAGAATTTAAGAACGGCGAAAAAGTTCAAATGGATGAAATGTTGGAGCGGCAGAAAAGCGCAAAAGCTATTGAAGATTATAAGAGGAGAATCGAGGAAGAATACCAAAGTAAGTTCGGATTTCTGGATAGCGAGTTAGATGAAATGTTTCGGCGCTTTTAAACTAGGTGTGTAATTTAGTATATGGCAATCTCTTATCTTACTCTAGCACAGAAACAATCTATAGGGTCCATTTTATCAAACATCCACGAAACGTTCGCCAGAAATGTCGTTTTGTATAAAATCGGCCAAAGAATTACCATCGCCAACGACCCTTCCTACAACGCCTACTACTCTAGTCAATCAACCCCAGAATTAGAAACAGTCTCCCTAGAAACTACCGCCCGCATCAGATACCTCAAGGAAGAAGAAGATTTCTTCGGCGTCAAAGACAATTCCTCTTCCACTGGCCACCAGAACAAAATAATTTTGCCCGCAGGATCAGTTAAAATCAAAGTCGATCAGGCGGCGAAAGACTTTTTAAAGGACGCCCAAAGAGTAGAACTGGATGGCAACCGTTACGTTGTAGTGTCCAATGGTAGGTTGATTGCTATGTTTGGGCCTGATATTAGTCCATTTTACGAATATGTTCTCACTCCAACTGACGAGTAATGGCCAAATTCAAGATAGGTAATCTTCTTAGTCAGCTTGGTCGCCAAATAACCAAGACAATTAAGGAACAAATCATTCGCCCCGCAACAGTTAAAGCTGTCAACGCGAAATTTCAAGAGTATAAGCAGGCAATGATCGCCGACTTTAATAATTTGCCAATTATTGACGCTCTGGAATATGGACCAGGATATGGGTCAAATGATTTCGCGGGGGTGATGTCGGGCGCAGAATGGGGAGATTTGTTTTCGTTCTTGGGGTTTCCAAGAAAATTTAAGCCCGCAAATAAAATCAGAAATATCCTAAAACGAGTAACTTTAAATCGCGCCGATTCTTCAGGATTGACTATCGCTTGGGAGTTTAAAAACTTTCCAACTATTCAGACTATTGAAGAGGAGACGAAGAACGATTTACCTTGGGTTTCTGGCAAAAGCTGGGTCACATGGTTAGAAAAGGGCGTCCCAGGATTGGGCAGATACATCAATGTGGACAATGACACAGAAAGATCACGCTCTCACTTTGGTTTGCAGGTAAAAAATAATGTGCGGCCATCAAAAATTGTCAAAGCTGGACCTTGGATGACTGATTTTCTTGACAAATGGAGGAGAGAGTTTGAAAAAATTGACGAAAGAGTGAAATTTTGATTGACTGGGGTGAGTTGGAGCGTTAACATGGAGACATGGCTAAACCAACAACCCCAGAACTCTCAATAACCTATGTCGAATACTCGCTTGATGAGGTAATGAATTATTTTGCAGATAGATTTTGCGCGAAAATAGTCAATCACGATTATTTTTTAGACGCGGCGAAAAATAGAGTAGTGTTTAAACTTGTAGTTGAGAAATGATTATGGCCCCAATTAAAAACAAAACCTACTTCATTGGCTTCAAAGGCTACCACGAATACGATGGTTATATTGGCAGAGCGAAATGTCTCAATGATCGACCAGACAAGGATGGGTGGTTTAAATTTGAGCTTCTTGATCCCACATTAGGAGAAGAGAAAACAGCACTCTTTGCAAAGGAAGATATTAAAGCAGAAATAAATCCATGAGCCGCCGAATTAAATTTAGACTATGGTGCAAGGTAAACAACGAATTTGTTGATCCTAAAACCCTTGGAGGAATCCTTAATTACCGTTATAATGGCAGCTTAAATAGTATCTTTAAGGACGATACAATTGAATTTCAGCAATTCACAGGCAAAACCGACAAACAAAACGCCGACATTTACGAAGGCGACATTGTTTACTTGAATCATTATGACGTTCCAGAGGTTGATAAACAGTGTTTGTTTGAAATAATTTTTGAAGACGGCGCATTTAAATTAAAACCAATTAAACTCGGCCAAGCGCCCAATGGCGGAGTGTCTGGTTTCTTTTGGATGAGATATATAGAGGGTTGGAATGCCGATGGCGATGAGAAATACCGATATGAACTACCTCCGCCACAGCCAGTTTGTGGGTTTAATAGAATGGTTGTGATTGGCAATATCTTTGAAAATTCTGAATTACTTGCCGCCGTGTAAATAATTAGCAATGGTCCCACAATTTTCCCACGAAGCCCAATCCTCATTTATTCTTTGGTTTGATCACTATCTTTTGAGTGAGGGGCAGGCTTTTTCCAACAAAACAGGGAAACTTTATTATGCCGCCGACGAAAGATTGCCAAGTTCTCACAAGAGTTTTTCGTCCCAGTATAAACAATGGGTAGCAGATTCTAGCATTTCGGGCGCAACAATTCCCAGCGGAATTTATGTGGGTGCAAATTTTTCTGGCCGCGCAAATGGAGTTATCTTGGATTTTGACAACGGCAGAATCTTAGGCAGCGGCTTATCAACATCTGTTCAACCAACAGGAACTTTCGCCGTCAAAGAATTTAACGTTTATCCGACGAACGAGAATCTCGAAGATTTAATTATCGAAAAAAGATACATCGAATATCCTAAAGTGGGGTCTTCTATTGCAAAAAGTGGGATTGCGCCTTATGCTCCAGTGGTTCCTGCTATTTTTATCAATACACAGAACCAAGATAATCTGCCGTTTGCTTTTGGGGGCGAAGATAAAACGAAAATTTCTTTCGCCGCGACAATAATTTGTGAGACGCCCTATCAATTAGATGGCGTGCTGAGTCTTTTCGCCGACACAAATAATGAGACGGTTGCCCATATTCCATTTACGGGTGCTCCTTATACAGAACTGGGAGATTTAAAAGGCGGGGTTTATAATTATGAGACACTAGCAGCGTCGTCGTCAGAGCTTCCATTTTACATTGAAAAAGTTCGCACGTCACGAATCACCGACAAGGCGCGCAAGTCTATCGAGAATAACCTGTATATTGGGTTGCTGGATTTCGAGGTGAGCAAGGTAAGGTATCCACGGCAGTAGGGTTTTTGGGAGAGATTTTCTTTTGCCCAAGGTGTAAATAAAGGGACAAACCCTAAATAATACACACAGATGTCCAGAGTAAGAACTAATTATCCCAGCGTTGCGCTACTCGTTAGCCAAAACCTGTCCTCGAATACGACTGGAGAACACTACCAGATTCAGCGCGTTCAATCATTTGATACCAACTTTGACATTACGAGAACGCCTCTTCGTCAATTTGGTCAGACTGCCGCTATCACAAAAATCGTTACAGAAGAGCCCACCGTTGGAGCAAACTTCTCTTACTTTCTTAAAGATGGCGCGGAAGAAAGAGCCTTGGGATTCTATGTTCAGGATGGTTCCAGCTTTACTACTGCTGTAAACTTTGTTTCGGGCCAGATTGCTAGCAATTCGGGCTGTAATTTTTATGTGCCTATCGCCAGCGAAGGCGTCGATTACAACTTCATTAATGGTGGTGCTGCTGCCCTTTCTGGGTTGCCAGTTTATGCCCTTGGAAACGTTTTCCCATCCTCTTACGAAGTTTCTGTTGCTGTTGGTGAAATTCCTACGGTGACTATTGCTCTTGAGGCATCCAATGTTGTTCAGTCTCTCTATTCCGTTGCGGGCGCTACCACGGGCTGTATTAATCCTGGCGTTAATCCTGTAGATGGAACTATGCTTAATACTGGTTTCGTTGTTAAGTTGCCGCAGCCAACCCCTGGAACTGGAGCATCTATTCCGATGGCTCTCCGTCCTTCTCAAGCTGTTCTTAGTTTCGGAACGCTTACTGGAACCGCATCTGGCGTAGCCGCTCCCCCTGTTAATTTGGATGTTGCTGGTGGAAATGGCATTCGCGTTCAGAGCGCAAACATCTCTGTTCCTCTCTCCAGAACTCCAATTCAGCAGCTTGGTTCTCGCTTCTCGTATGCTCGCCCAACCGATCTTCCAATCACTGTTACTATGCAAGTTGAGGCTTTGGTGAATGAGCGTGTTAGCCGCAACCTTTCGGCTTTCCTTGATGACGAATCTACGCATGACGTTACTCTTGCCATTAATAATTACGATGGAACAAAGAACATTCAATATACCCTTCGCGGCGCACAAATTGATTCTTATTCAGAGTCTCTGACAATCGGCGATAACATGAGTATCAGTATGACCCTGAGCGCCGACGTTGGCGGCATCCTCGATCAGACGCGCGGATTATTTATGAGCGGCCAAAATACATCTGCTATCTACAGCTAATCTACTAATAGTTAATTTGAAGACCCACCTTTCAACGGGTGGGTTTTCTTGTGTCTGGGAAGATCATAAATACTTCGTGTTTTTCAGAGTTTGGGCCGAATTTTACAAGCTTGTCAATCCCTCCATTTAGGTAGAGGTGTTCGTAAGATGTTTTAATAAATGACAACCACTCGTAGAACGATTGAGCCATCTTTGCAGTATTGCACCTATCGCAAGCAGGCACAACATTATAGTTAAAATAAGGGACACCAGAATCTACTCTATCAAGACCAATAAATTTAATTTGGGCGTCTGAAATCTTTTTGCCGTTTTTGTTGCTCACGTCGTCCCACACCTTATCATAAGGTTTCCCGCAATAAGAGCACGGTTGAGTTACTAACTCTTTAAACCTTTCAAAAGAAATATCAGATGGTAGGTCCGAGCGGTCCTTTTGCGCCGTTATAATATTGACTCTATAAGCTTTTCTCCAAAGAAACGCTTCCCTATCTTCGTATTTTGGTTTAGATAAAGCGCAGCCGCATGAAGAAAAACTCTTGCTTTTTAATATGCTGGACGATCTTCTAACAACCGTTCCGCAAACACATTCGCAGTCCCACAAAGAACTATGCCATTTATCACCTTCTTTTTGTTGGTCTGATTTTTTAATAACGGTGAGACTTCCAAAAGTTTGCCCGACAAGATTTTTTCTTTTATTGCCGCAGCCACATGTTTTCTTTTTTCTGTGGCCAATTTTTCCACCCTCAAGTAAAAATTCCTTGCCGCAGTCACATTTACATAAATAGCGTGTTTGCCACTTGTTATGGAGAAAGACGCTATCGACCTTTTCTAGGACGAAGATGGAAAAGAATTTTTTACCTGTTTTGTCGGAATATTTTCCGTCTTGTCTATTGGTTGCGTACGGCATGTTTGTTGGTATAGGGTTTGATTATCTCATCTAATAACGATCCTGTCAACAACTTTCTTTCGCCCTCCTCCAAATTTCCTAGAGGGGCACGGGGACACCTCCCCGAGTGTAAATCTCTATATGCCCAACACATTTTCAGGACTAGCCCGCGACGTTTTTACCAACGAATTTTCCAGCAACACGGGCATTACAACGTTTTCTCAAATCAGCGGATGGTTTGCGGCCAACATAGGCTCGTTAAATAATCTGCTAAACACCTCATTTTCGGGAACAGACCCAGAGATTGACAGCGAGGCAGGAAATGTCTATAAGCTCATTTACATGGCTTCTTATTATGACAGATGCATGAGAAGCGCTCTGATGGGCATTACAAGCTCAAATTCAGACGGCTCAAATATTCTTTCTGTAAGCGATGGAGATAATAAGATTTCCTTTGTCAACAAAAATGAAGTTTCAAAAGTTTATAAAGGAGTCGCTACAGATTATAGAAACGAAGCGAAAGAAATGGCATACAAATACTGTATGTTCCTTTCGCAACCCATATCAATCAATTCTATAGACAGCAATGAATCAACCTCTGGATGCTATTATTGGCAATAAGTTTGGAAAACTTCTAGTCTTATCGTATTTCGGGAGAGATAGCGGCAGAGGGAAGCTTTATAAATGCTTATGCGACTGCGGGAAAGAAACCGTCACATATGGAACCTTAATAAGGCAGGGTCGCTCTAAAAGTTGTGGATGTGGAAGCGGATTAAAGCCCGAAAAAGACAGAAGGTTTGCCCTGCTTAAAATTTTATTTTCTCAATTAAAAGCTAGAGCAAAGCCGTGTCATAGAAAAATTGATTTCGATTTTAATTATTTTTGCGACATAGTTGGTGAGAATTGTTTTTACTGCGGAGAGGAGCCTTCAAATATTCTTAAAGACGTTCTTCCATCTAGTAATTATGCTTTAAGATATAGCGGTATAGATAGGATCGACTCAAACACGGATTACATAAAAGGAAATGTTGTTCCGTGCTGTATCCACTGCAACATATTCAAATTGGATCGCGGAATAGAAAACTTCCTTTCATACCCCAAAGGAGTTATTGAAAATTTTAAAATAGAAAACGAAGAAGATATAGAGAGACTAATTTTAGAAAAATTAATTATATGGCAAAACGCATTCCTGACCTAACGGGCCAAAAATTTGAGAACTTAACTGTCGTAAAAGAAGAAAGTTCTAGCAATCCAGGAAGGCATTTTCTTTGCGTGTGCGATTGTGGAAATACTAAGGTGGTTTCTGGCTCTAAGCTTACAAAAGGAGGTGTTAAATCCTGTGGAAATAAGAAAAATCACCTAGTAACAAGAGAAAAAGACAGAGAGACTCTTTTGTGGCAAAGGTTATATAGAGAACTAATTCTAAAACCAAACGTCAAACATACGTCAGAATATGATGATGTAATATCTTTTACTGCGTTCAAAAAACTAATCACTCTTCCCTGTTTTATTTGTGGCGAAGAATATTGTAGAATAGAAAAGGATATTAGTAAAAATGGGGAATTACTTAGCGATTTCCAAATAAAACACGTTGGCGTAGATAGAATTGATCCTTCAATGGGATATTGGACAATGAACGTTATTCCATGCTGCGAAAAATGCAATTTATGCAAAAATGATTATAGCCTGCTTTCTCATATTAAAAAATGCTTCTTCTTTTCGAGAAAAGAAAATGAAATTAGAGAATCTATAAACAAAGTAAGGGGCCAGCATTGTCAACCTGTTAATGGTATCGACACTGCGGTTACAGGGTATTCGTATGGGGCGTTGATTGATACGGGCGAATAAAGTTGTTGACAAGGGTTCTGTGGAGTGCTAGATTGTTGAATGATTCAAAAACTAATACTCGGCGACTGTTTGGAGAAAATGAGGGAGATTCCCGATGGGTCGGTGGACTGTTTTATTTGTGATCCCCCGTATGGACAGACGCCTCTGAAATGGGACAAACTATTGGATTTTATGCTTTTCTGGGAGGAGTTAAATAGAATTTGCAAGATTGATGCTGCTATTTTATTATTTGGACAAGAACCTTTTTCATCTTATTTAAGATTGTCTAACATTTCATCATATAAATATGATTGGTATTGGCAAAAAGAAAGACTAACGAATGTTTTCCAAGTTAAAAGGCGACCTGGAAGAGTAGTGGAAACTGTTTCTGTTTTTTACAAAGAACAACCCACCTATCAGCCTCAGAAGCAAAAGCACGAAGGAAAGCCAGTTTCCAATAAAATTGGAGAAAATGCCAGATGGTCAGAAACAATGGCTGGAATTAATCCAAAAACTAAGCCGTTGGAATATCTTGACGACGGCACCCGTCACCCTCTTCAAGTTTTGAAAATAAAACGCGACAATTGCAGAAAACTACTACATCCGACACAAAAACCACTTGAGCTATTGGAGTATTTTATAAAAACACACACCAAGGAAGGAGACATAGTTTTGGATAGTTGTATGGGCAGCGGAACAACTTGTCTCGCCGCAAAAAATCTCAACCGTCAATTCATTGGCATAGAACAAGAAGAAAAATACTACAACATCGCCCATAAAAGAATCTTTGGGGAATAATAAAGTTGTTGACAGATTTGCGAATCTCGGCGTATATTATATGCCATGACACAAACCCCAATTAACGTACTCAGTCTCTTCGATGGAATCCATTTCCGTGTAAGTATAATACATGATCATATACTTAGTAACCAATCGAGTAAACAATAAGCAATATGTCGGGCAAACAAGATCATCCCTCAGAAAAAGATTCAATCAACACTGCGACATAAGAAATAAAACAGCTATTTCTTATGCTATTCGTAAATATGGGAAAGAAAACTTCTCAATAGAGGCTCTTTGTGAAAACATAAATAACCTAGATGAACTAAATAAATTAGAAATACAATACATTAAAGACCTAAACACAATCTCTCCCAATGGATATAATGTCGAATCTGGCGGAAGATGTTCTTCACCTTCAGAAGAAACAAAAAGGAAGATTAGTAAAGCCAATAGGGGTAGAAAAATTATATGGACACACAAGATAAGTGGCGGGGTAAAAAAACTTTGGCAAGATTCAGAATACAGAGAAAAACAAACAAAACAAAGACACGAAAAAAGAGGTAAATATAGAGAGGGAATTGTCAGAGAGAAATTACGAAAAAAAATAGACTTAGAGAATTTTAAAATAGATTACAGGAATTATATGAGTCTATCTGACATACAAAAGAAATATGAGATAAGCTTACCAACAGTTTACAAGATAATTGAAAGAGAACAAATAGAAAAAAGGGGTCATAAATGCAACAACAAAAACATATAAATATTCTTTCACTTTTTGATGGGATCAGTTCGGGCCAACTCGCTCTTCAAAGAGCAGGTATTCCAGTCAATCAATACTTCGCCAGCGAAATTGACAAACACGCAATCAAAGTCACTCAACACAATTTCCCAAACACTGTTCAATTGGGCAGCGTAGTTGATGTTAAAGCGGAGAATTTACCTCAAATAGATATTCTTCTTGCTGGAAGTCCTTGTTTTGTGGCTGGGACACTCGTTTTAACAAATAAGGGATACAAAAATATTGAAGATATTCAGGCTGGAGACAAGGTACTGTCTCACAAAGGGAATTGGAAGGATGTTTTAAAAACTGGCGGCAAATCAAATTCTCCCATAGTCTCCTTGTTCGCAAAAGGCTCCCTTCCTATTCAAACAACCAAAGAACACCCTTTCTTTGTGAGAGCTAGGTCAACCAGATGGGAAAATAGTATGCGGCGATACAAAACTTCTTTCGCCGCTCCAACATGGACAGAAGCGGGAAGTATAAAAAAAGGAGATTTGATCGGTTTCCCTCGAATGAAGGATTCGCACAACGAACTATACGAACTGTCCGATGACGAACTATTTGTACTGGGTAGATATATTGCTGACGGTCACACACGAAAGGATTATAGAGTTTCCGAAGGTCGCCCAAACGACAGAAATTGGCAGCTTATTCTTTCCATTGGGAAAGGCAAGGAATTTGCCACGTCTTGCAATCATTCCTTTTATCCTCATACCAAAAGTGTTAACCGCATGGTATTTTCTAATAAAAAATTAGTCGAATTGGCCGAAAATCACTGTGGTTGCGGAGCAGAAAATAAACATATCAGCCCACAACTTCTCTCTCTCCCTAAAGATAAATTATTAATCGTTTTGGATGGTTTAATGAGCGGAGATGGTTCGTCGCGAAAAAACGAGTTTCGCTTAACTACGGTAAGTTATAATTTGCTTCTATCTATGCAAATGGCTGTTGTAAAATGTTATGGCACGTCTGGGTGCTTAATGAAAACTATCCGCCCTAAAACAACCGTTATTGAGGGTAGAATCGTGAATCAAAAGGACACATATTCCATTAGTTTTAGAAAGGCTAATTCCCTTGATTTGTGTGATGATGATTATGTTTGGTCGTATGTCAAGGGCGTAGCAAAAGACTCTTCCGAGCAGAATGTTTTTAATCTTGAAATTCAGGATGATAATTCATACACCGTTCAAAATATCTCTGTTCATAATTGTCAGGGATTCAGTCTGGCGGGCAAACAATTGAACTTTGAAGACCCTCGTTCAAAATTATTCTTTGAATTTGTTCGCTTGTTAAAAGAATGTGCGCCGAAGTATTTTCTTCTTGAGAACGTAAAAATGAAGAAGGAATATGAGAATGTAATTACTGAGATTTTAGGAGTCGCGCCGATTAAAATTAATTCGGCCCTTATATCAGCCCAAAATAGGGAGAGATTGTATTGGACAAACATTCCAGACGTTAGACAACCAGAAGACAAAGGAATCTTATTGAAAGACGTTTTGACTTCTGGTTTTACAGAAAGAAAAAAGTCTTTTTGCTTATTGGCGTCTGGTAATCCATCTAACCGTCCAGCCTACAAGCGTCGTTATCTGAGTAAGAGTATCGGTAACATGAAATTTAAAATACCATACAACGAAACGAATAGAGAGGATATGCTTGATAGTTTAGAAGTCCTTTCTCCGATTGAATGGGAACGTCTTCAAACAGTCCCAGACAACTATACCTCTTGCATCTCGAACAACAAACGCTATCATGCTCTTGGTAACGGTTGGACAGTTGACGTTATTGTCCACATCCTAAAGAACGCTGAATTTTAATCTATAAACAAGCGGCCCGCGTCAACTAAGACGCGGGCCTATTTCTTGTTTTTCGACTCGCGTAAACGCATGAGTCCTGTTAACCTATTTACACGACAACACCCAAAGATTTCGCCAACTTAACCTGCTCAGGGTCACTATAATCAAAACCCCGCGTCAAAGATTTCGGCGCATTCAAAATAGAACGATGAGTTTTTTCGGCGGCAAAAGCTTTTTCCAAAGCAATTTTTAATCGCGGCGCATCAATATACGCATTAATTCCAACGCGGCTTGCCATCGCTTGCATCTGCGCGTAATTCATCTGGTCCAAATTCTCGGCAAAAATTCGCGGATCGTTAGTTCCAAACGGACTCGTCTTACTTGTCTGAAACAAATCTTCAAACGCCCTCATTTGTTGAAGTTCGTTGTCAAGTTGGCCGTTGGCGGTTTCCATATTGTCTAGTGGGTCGATCATACTTAATAATAGCAACAAAAAGCCCGCGCGAAACTTAATTTGCGCGGGCCTCTTATTTTTTCTTTTCGATTAGCTAATCAGACCAACCAAGGCGCGGGTGCCAACCACCAAGCGGCCTTCTTCAAGCGAACCATACCAGCCAATCTTTTTGGCGCGTTTGGTATAGAACTGGTCGTCAGCGACAAGGCTGAACTCGCTACCAGTTTCGCTATCAGTGGCGATGAGGCGGAGAAGAGGATCACGCGCGCGGTCAATGCCGACGATGATTTCTTCAGTAGCGCCATCGAAAGCAGCGGCACCAGTAGTGCCATCAGCCTGTGCATAGGTCGTAGCACCAGCAGCAGTGTCGAACACCGAGTTGAAGCGCTGATTCTTACCGAACTCGTTGAACACATGCAGAGTCTTGCCGTAGAACGTGGCAATATCAGCCGAGTTAAACAGCGCCTTGCGCATATCTTCTGGAGCAGGAATCGAATCCTTGTTGGCAGAAGTATAAGGAGCAGCAGCGGTGTTGATGGGGTTGTAAGCCATCGAGCGAAGCTGTTCCATCATTTCAGGAGACATCAGCAAATCGGTAATGTCGCGGGAACCACCAGTAGGAGTGCCGCCACTCCAAGAAGTATTCAAACGAGCACCAAGGGTAATCAACTTGTTGAAATCTTCAGGCAGAAGACGACCAGCAAAGCTAACGCGCTGAACGTTCTTACGACCAGAGGAGGTAGCGTTGGCAAGAGCCGACATAAGAGGACCGACAGAGTAGTTCTCCTGGATGTTGAGAATTTCCTGCATCAGGCGAGTCACAGTCTTAGCGACCACATCAAGACCCATACGAGGATTCACAGCATACTTGCTGTCAAAGCTGATAGCGGAGTCAAGTCCATAAGTGCGGACTGGCATTTCGCCAACCGTAGGAATGAACTCGTTAGTGCCAAGACCACCACCTGCAACCTGCGACCACACGCTCAACAGCTTGTAATCAGTCACGTCGAAGAACGTGTCAACAGGGAGCATAGGGTTTGTGCCCATGTCATACTGTTGATTGGTGTAGAAGTTGGCGAGGATGGAAGCTTGGGCCATCACTTCTGCAATGACGGGTCCGACAAGACCAGCAAAAGCTTCTTGGGCAGCGATGCGAGCATCAATGTCCTTGGAAGCCATCGCCTTGATAAGCTCATACTGTTCGGGAGTTTTTTCGAGTTTCAGTTTCATGTATTTAATATATGAGTGTGTTGCTTATCAGGTGGATTAGTCGAGCTTGATCTGATAGAAGTTGCCAGAGTAGGCGTCAGTGAGAGGAGCGCCGTTTGCACCGCGAGTTCCCGAACCAAGAACAAGACCAAGTTTGGCCGAATCAGAGTTTGCGCAACCAGTGATTTTACCAGAGGTGGCGGAAAGTTTGAAACCAGCAGCAGGAGTCAGCACGCCATCAACACCATTAGCGAAGATGGTAAAGATACCACGGGTGGCAATCTTAACGCTTTCACCAGGAAGGCGAACCTGCATTGCGTCAGCTTTTTCCTTGTAGTAGAGAAGCTTCTGGCCGTTCTCATCATACTCGGCAGTCTGATTCAGCGTAATGCCAAGGCAACCAATGTCACCAGACGCAGCGGGCCGAACTTTAAGGGTAACTTCAGGATACTTGTTGAAACCAACCCAAGGGTAATCAGTTTTACCAAGATAGGAGTTAGTGGTGAATGTCACTGGGTCAAGTGACAAGTTGCCGCTCACAACAGTCACAAAGACACCACGGTCGCCAAAGCCAGTCCCAGTGATATTTGAGTTTTTGTAATCGGAGGCGAGTGCATAGTGCGCGATGACATCATGCTCGTCAATGTTTAGGGGGATGATACGATCAGCCATGGTATTTTAGTGTGTGTGTTTTGTTTTGGGAATTACTTGACTACTGTGATGGATGCCTTGGTGAATTGCTTCTTCCAGCGGTCAACCAGCGTTTCATTAGTTGAAGATGATTCGTTGTTATTGATTACACTTTCGGCAGATGCTTTTGCATTATCGAGAGCATCTTCAGTAGCTTTCTTTTCTTCGCCCGCTTTAACTTCCCCAGCTTTGGAGATTTCTTCGAGCTTCAGCTTAACTTCGGCGTCAATAGCAGCCTTGGCGTCTTCTTTGAATTTGGCGATGGAGGCTTTGTTTTTATGTTTCCAAAGTTTGGCCATTTCAGATTGGAATGCGGCGAACACTTCGTCTTTGCCATCTTCCGTGTCCTTAACTTCAAGAGTCTTGAGCTTGCTAGCAATAGTGGCACAATCTTCGTCGTCCATTTCGTAATCTTCCTGCATGGCGCTCATGCGAGCGTTGTAACGAATAAGAGTTTGAGTGGCGCGGCTGTTTTCTTCCATCTGCCACAATTTGTTTTGGGCCTCAGAAAGTGTTTTGCCCATCTTCTCAACTTGAGCGTAAAGTTCGGTCATCTTGGCTTCAGCTTCGTCTTTCTGCTTGAGGGCGGAATCGCGATTGGCTTTCCATTCAGCGTCGAGAGCTTTAATGGATTCCTTCATCGTTGCGGCGATAGAGGCAGTAGTTTCTTCAGTGTGCTTTTCCTCAAGGGATTTGACTGAAGCGAGGATTTGTTCGAGCATTTTTTCGGGGTCCATCTTATTTTGTATTGGAATGTGAAGGTTTTTACACTTTTTATTTATTGTTTTTGTTGAATAGGGCGAGAAATCGTTCGGAGGCGGTTGTTTTTTGAGAACCATTGTCTGTTAGCAGGCCGAGTACATTTGCGGCTGGCCTTGCGACTACTGCGAATGCCGTAGGCAAAAGATTCGCCCCTACTACTTTTCTATAGACTGGCGTTCCATCGTTTAATTTTCCTTTACCGCCATACTTGCGAAGATATTTTCTTAATTCGGCGATTTTTTTTGGGTCGGAAATTATTTCGGCCTCTTTTAAATTCTTTGATCCAAGAACAATGTGGTAATCGTTGAACGAAATTTCCCAACTGGTGGAGATGGCGTTATAAAACTTGCTTTCGGGGTCTGCTCCTGCCTCTAATAGTTTGCCAAGTTCAGGATAAGCCTTTCTGTAGATCACTCCGCCGAAACACATGTTGAAAGGTTCATCCATGTCTAAAGCATCCTCCTTAGAGATTAGTTCGGACGTTCCCATTTTAGAGAAACCCGAAGTCAAAATATGCCCGACGATCTTTTTTTGCTGGTGCTCAAGGTTTAAGGGCTTATGTTTAAGAAGGTCAATAATAGAAACAGCAGTGGCCGCGTCGATCACATCGTCATTCTTATTGACAAGATTTGGGTTGGCGCAATTTGCCGCAACAGCTAAAAGATCAACATTTCGGCCCAAATTTAATTGATCAGAGGGAAGAAGCGGCGAAAGATTTTGCAAGGAGGCGCGCGATTCCTCCGTATCTTTCCAAGAAGACACGGATAGACCATCGGAACCAAAAATCGCAGAGCGCCAAAGAAAAGACATCAATACTTTTTACACTCGGGGAAAGTTTTTGTTGACATTAAAAAGAATTAACGCCACAATAGCCCATGAACAAATGGTTCCCCATCAACTTTGAAAAAATCCGAGGCATTCCAATCAACTCCCACCCTGGAGCTTTTGGATGTGCGAGAAAATATAATTTCCATGTTCTCTATTGGTGGTCGCTACAAGAAAAAGACGGATTTAAACCGACGCCTGTACATAAATAGCCGCCGCAAATAAATCCAACCCACTCTCTGCGCTACATTCAAGAACTTCCGACAGTGGTTGCAATTTCAGCATCTTTTTAGAGTCGGCCAAACATTCTTTTGCCCGCGATTCCCAGTTTTCCTTACTCTCGCAAGCAACAATTTGAACCATTAATTCGTGCGCGAGTTCTTTCTGGTCGGAATTTAATTCGCCGCCGATTGTTTCGATTATCATGTTCTCTAATTTTTGAGCAGCGTGAGCTACCTCTTTTAGAGTTTCCAATGAGGCTTTAGATGGACGACCTGCGGGCTGGTTGATGCCTTTAGCCTTGGGTTTGTTAGCCCCAGGAGAGGCAGTAGGAGCGGGCCTATTATCAATGGAATATACGGTATTTGGGTCCAGAGCAGCAGGAGCAGCGGTCACTGTTGCTACTGGAGATAGTGGGTTCCACTTTCCTTCTTCTCTTTCCTTAACGTATTCTTCCTGTTCTGTGCCGATCTGTTCAGCGGTGGGAAATTCTCCATGATGGAAGACGCGCATTAGCTCTTTCGGACTTAACAAGCCAAGCTCCGCCAACCGATTAGCAATACGCATAACTTCCGTATTATCTTGAAGCGACAAATCCACAAACTTCACAGTCGGATAAACCCTGAACCCAAGCTGTTTAGCGATTCTTTTAATCTCTGGCTGCAAGAAATCATTAAGAAAACTTTGCCGCGCCTCTCTTAATTTTTCAAGGAAAACATTGATTTTCGCCTGAGTATTGCCGTATTTTTCTTCGCCGACAATAATGTTTTGAAGACCTTCGCGAATATCTTGGTTGATAATCGTGTATTTTTCGGGGCCAAGAACCTTCTGCAAGTCTGGGATAATAAACTCAGCATCGACAGTAAAATCTGTAACCAAAGTACGCCCGACTGTGCCATTTTGGAAGATGCTTTTGAGGGCTTCTCCTACGGCAGCATTAATTCCGCCGCCATACTGAGTTTTGCTTTCGCCGTGCTTAACGTGGAGAATAGCCATCTCGACTGTTCTCATGATAGCCATGTCCAACGCTTTCATTTCAAGCTTGGCGTTAATATCACCTAGCACGCTAAACCCAAAAGGAATAGCAAAAGGCTCATACGGCTGCTTCTTGGCAAACGAAACGTGGAGTTTTGTAGGATCAATCTTAATTCTTAATCCATCCCGCGCCCAGCTTCTTTTGTTGATTAAATCCTTAGCTTCTTGGGGAAGGCCGTCGAAAAACTTCTTGTCGTCTTCGGAAATAGGATTTTTTAGCCGCGAAAGTTCGCTTGGCGATAAGATTTGTTCGTACAAAGCCTCAGAAAAAGCAACTACTGGCCGACACGCTATATTAAACGGGTTAAGCAGAATGTATCGAATAGGAATCTTCGACCCACCAATTTTTTCCGCCGCATAAATAGTTTTCAGTTTCATCATGTCCTCAACTGTCCAATCAGCATCGACACGATAGAGAAAATTATTGCTTGATCTAAAATACTCAAGAAAATAGTGGCGTTTTAAACTCCAAATGTCGATTCTCTTGAACCAAGCATCGAAAAAGTCTCGCGAAGTTTGATTGCCGCCCTCAAGATATAAATCTGTGTTGGAAAACTCGCTCATCAAGTCAATCGCATTCTTGAAAGACGAGACGTGAGCGTAAGCTTTCTGAGTTAGTTCAATCGCATCACGAATATCTACGCCGCCATTTTTGTATTCATATGGGAGATTTAATTGTCGGATTTGTGAGAATTTGTCAACGGGATTCTTAATTGTGGCGCGATTAATTCGCGTGCCAGACTCGCTAGAACTTGCTGAACGAGTTGAAGCGTAGGATGTTTGAGACGCCGTAGCTAAAAAAGGATCGCCGCAATCCTCTGGTTCCGAGAAGCCAGCGTAGGAACTATCTTGAATTGGCGCGCTCCTTGGTTGGGACATTTTTTGCCAATAGCCTTCGTCTTTTTTAGTATAATTCCTCTTCGACATATGTAATAGTTACACAAAAAGTCGAAAATTGTGAGAATTTCTTAGAAAATACAAGGAACAAACGATTCCTGAGATTCTTCTTTCGGGGCCGACCTCATATCTTTCAGGATTTGAAGCCCCCAATTACCAAGTAATAATGCGGCGTAACTGTCACGTCTTGCTTTGTTCGCGCCCCTTTGTTTCTTTAAATTAGCAGGCAAATCAAATGTTTGAGTCCCTTGGGGAGTGCTTGATACCTCAATCATGGCACATTGAACCTTGGTCATCTCAATGTTATCTTTGAGATTCTCAACAAAATCTACGGTAGAAGGTTTTAGTGTGAGATTATCGCGCAAAAATTTTAATTCGCCGATTGGAATTGGTAGTTTTGTCTGGTATTCAAACTCGTCATCTGTAGCAGCACCAGCGAACATTAATCTTTTATGGTCAAAAGACGCTTGAAGTAATTCGTTCGCGCGGCGAATATAATCAGACATAGGCTTAACCTGAAGACAAACCTTATGCTCGCTTTTATTCTGGAGGCTCTTAATCTGGCGAATAGAATCCTGATAAGTTAAAGGATCGTGAGCGTCAATGTCAATCGTTTTGATTTCAATGTTGTCGCTTTTAAAAGTTTCGCTCTCATTTAAAGCCGCTAAAAATTGAACGCCGCCGTTGTAGTCCATCACAACCAAGTCTGGCATAAAGCTCTTATATAGGAAGTGGAAATACTTAATATGATCTTTCATTGCTGTTCCAGGAAGAGCATAAGAGTGAACCAACACGCCAATTTCTGTTTCTGGGAAATATCTAATAACATGCATCACAAAGTCGTCAGACCCTTCACTCTCAGACCAAGAACTATCGCAACTTAGAATAAAAACGCCATCTTTACAGCCCATTGCCATTACAGACTGACCTTCTCCGTCTGGATAAGTACAATCCTTCATCTTCGACATTTTAAAATAGCCCGAACTATCGTCCGTAAATTTACTTAAAAATTCGCGCCCAAATTGCGCCTCGCTCATTTCGGAACGAGCCTTCTCAATAAGAGCTTGGTCATATAATTCTTCTGGCAGGCAGTCGTAGGAGATGTGGAATATGCCATACCTTGCATTAGCATTGTCTCCGCTTAGAATAGCGGCCTCATACTGTTTGTACATAGTATAGAGATACTCAAAAGAATAAGATGCGGAAGACAATCCAATTAATTTATTATGTCCGAAAACCTCTCTATCATCCTCGGTCATCTTTCCTTGCTTAATTAATGACGCCTCCGCCTCTCTAATCTTTTTGCGGTTAGTAACGTCCGTGTTTGTGGACAAGAATGGCATAATAACTTCATTAATGAGCTTACTAGGCAACAGAAGAAGTTCATCAATAACCATCACCTTAAAACGATAGCCGCGAAGCTTTTCTCCCGAGCCAGTTGGAAGACAAACTATTTTACTGCGGCCAATTTCAATTACCCACTCGTCATTTTTTAAGGAAACATTTGTAATGCACTGCGCGAAAAGTCTTGCTTTTGGATCGGTCCTAAGATCAAGAATCTTTTGCATCAATAGTCTTGATTGACGGAAGGCGTTTGCAATAATACCAATTCTTACCCCTTGGTTAAGTGACGCATAAAGAATAATAAAGAGGGCGCAAATAAAACTTTTTCCAGAGCCGCGACTACAGATAGCCAGAAAGTAATCTGTATTAAACATTGCCTTCACCATCATGCTTTGAAATGGAAGAAGTTCAACCCCAGTAAGAATCTTTGATAATAAGGCGATATTCTCTCTAAAGAATTTCTCTAACCATAACATCGCATCCTTCTCTTCAAGATAGCCTGTCGTTTTAGCGAGGTCCGCATTTGAATAAGGTTTTTGCCAGGCTTTTTGACCGCCGATTTCCCAGGACATTCGTTAGGTTTTGTTTTGGTTAATGAAAAATTGCAAATCTACCGACCAGAGCTTCTTGCCCAAGCATAATAACTTAGGTATAATTAATTCGCTTTCTTTTCGCCCGCCCGAAAATAAAAATTGGACAGAGCCTAAAAAATCCCTCTGGAGAATTCTCATATTATGAGAGACATATGAAATGTTCGGCTTGTGGTAGGAAGACCTCGCCAATTTATTAACATCCAGAAGCGGCGCTTCAATTACCACCCACAAGAAAGAATCCTGAGACTTGCATCTCTCAATTTCTCTGCGGAAACGTTCTAAATTATCACCAACAAGAGTTCCACACCAATCATCAAAGCTTTTCCTATCAACGAATGTATTGGCAAAATCTTCCCCGCCAACGGCATAGTCTCCAGTGTCCAGCTTCATACATTCGCTATTCGCGAATCGCAAAGGACGCTGCTCCCTAGAATCCCAGAATATTTTCTTTTTGGAAAAATCATTACTCCACTCTTTGGGTAACTGACCAGAAAGCCCTACCTTGACACCACAAGCATCCGCCGCCGCACTGTAAGAACCAAAGCACTCCTTATACTCAGAGATGGACGGAAGCTCCGCAAAAAACAACTCAACTTCATTCGGCGCGAAAAATAATTCTTTGTCTTTGATTCGCCGCTCAAGCATGTCTAAAATGATTGGCGACTTCTTAGATTTGTCGGTCTTTTTGAGCCACGCATCTAAATTTTCTCGCCGAGAAAAATAAGAAGATAAGTAATCGTCTTTCCTTTTGAACTCAAGAGGTTGGCCAGTCAATAAATCTCGGCGTGGATAAAATTCACAATAGTATTCGGCGACACTAAGTTTGTGGATTTTCAAGTGGGCATGAAGACTCCGTTCGGAAGAAAACTTTTCGCCACATTTCTTACATTCAAACATTAAACAACCTCCTCTTTGGAAACCCCCATGATTCGGCAAGTCCACTGATCAAGAGATTCTAGGCGATTGGCCTCTTCTGAGATTGCCGCTCTCTGAAGTTCCGCAAGACGAAGCATATTCTTTCTCTCTTCTTCTTCTTGAGCTAACTGAACGATTGTAATAAACGACGCATCAGATTTGCCGTGGTTTTTAATTCGCTCTGATCTATCGCCCTGTAATTTTTTAGTATTGTCAGAAACGCGCTTCAATGTTTGATTAAGCTCGTCAGTTTTTGCCTTGACCGTCTCAGAAAACGCATGTTTTAAGTCCGCCCCTTCTTCAATATCATCAAAGATTGAGTTTAACTTATTAATATGCCCGCGAAGAACTTCTACGTTAACCGTATCCGCGCAGATGTTCATCACAAGGTCTAACTCCATAGACGTAAGATCAATCTGATCCCAAACGTTACGAATGAACTGATCCTCAAACAATTGCCTGTCCTTGCGCACTTCGTATCCATCCATGATACGCTTATACCTAGAATTGTTAAGGTGGAGTTGGAGCTTCTCTACATACTGTTTATACTTGCCAGAGATTTTATCGGCCTCAAGATTCAAACCAACGGCGCGATTAATTTTATTGACAATAGTGTCAAGACTACGCGGCGCAATATATTCGGCCACAATATCGTCTTTGTCGTCAACCTTTAAGCCGCTATTTGCAACGTAAGACTGAACGGCTCGCCATTCTTTTGATAACCTCTGAATGCCGTCATTGTTAAACATGATGCGCGCAATGTTCAACGGATTGCTGCCATTGTTCATCTCAGACGCAATGAACACTTTCTGTTCGTGCGTGAAGTCGGCAATTTCAAGCTTCTTAGGATTGAGTTCGTTCTTTACGAGGAATTTTGCAATTAACTTTCCTTCGTTGTGGCGACTACTTAATCCTGGATTATTGAATACTTCCCGAGTGAGCTTGTCTAAATCTGTTGTGCCGCTACGAAATTTCTCCAGAATCAACTTTTCATGTTCTGGGGTGAGCTTTTGAAGAGTGAGTAATTTTTTGGTCATCCCAGCAATTCAGAAATATCAGATTCTTTTAATACGCCGCGAACTGTTTTGATTAGGTTCATCTTGAACTCATCCAGTTGCTTCTTGACGCTAACACCGAGCTTGCTTTTCAATCCAAGAAAGGCCGCGACTTCTTTTTCCGCCTTATGCTCAAAGCAAAGCATTTCAAACGCCACAAAAATCTTAGGTTCAAGATGGGTAGCAAGTTCTACCCTTAGTCTATTGACCGCCGTTTCGTAATCTAGCTCCTGACTTGGGCGATTGTTAAACTCTTTGGAGTGGTTCTCCAATTCTAGCGGCAACTTAATATCGTGATTAGCCTTTTTACCCTTATCCACCCAGTCTTTGTAGATGGGACATTCGATGCATTGTTCGTGGCTAGAAGTAACAGAACAGTGAGTTTCTCCTAGAGAATTTGGGCATTTAATGCATGGGCGAGCAAAATTTCCATATAAGTTTCGTAGCTTATTGAGAATCTGTCGCTGACAAACTGTTGCCACCCAAGGCTCAAGTGGACGAGATTGGTCCCATTGGTTCCATTTTTTAAATACATGAGCTTCAATTTCGCTGGCCACATCCTCGAAAGATACCCAATGAACCGCATCGAGTCTCCAACGGTTGGAGTATTTGCTGATTACTTCTTTGACGGTTGGGTATTTTTCCTCAAATGTTAGCATAATTATCGGTCTTTGCGGCGAAAAGGAACATTGGTCATGCCATTTGGGCCGAAAGAAATTGACGCGCTGCCCATTTTTCCATGCTCTGTGTCAAAAGGACCAAGCGGTTCCGATTTATTAGCGCGTGCGATGCTCTCCTTGATTGTATCAAGGTCGGGAATTTCTGTGACGCCAGAAGAGTGCTCGTCGTCTTCAAATTCTTCTTGGGCGCGAATAGTTTTTTGCGGCGCTTTCTTCTCCATAGAAAACAGAGATTGGCCACAAGAACCACAAAATTTAGAAGCGGCAGAAGGAGCTTTTTGGCCGCAGTTGGGGCAGAATACAAATTGCATGACTATAATAATAGCGGTTAGAATTAAAACCACTAAATAATAGTTACACTTTGGGCATTAAAGCGCCACTACCTGCCCAACGTATCCCAATAAATCGCCCTTCAATCCATTCATCGCCGACACTGAAATTTTTAATAGAACAGTATGACCATCCGAGTTTACAAACTCCACAACGTCTTCAAATTCACAACCGTCAGCAAACGCCTGTTGCCAAACGTGGTTGTATCGTTCTAATTCTTTCGCCCGAATAAATTTTTTCCACCCCAATCCAAGAAGTTCTTGAGTGCCGCAACCTAAAAATCTAGCGAAGGTTCTGTTGACCCATTCATTGTGGCCCGTAATGTCACACTTGAAATAACCAAGGTTGGTGTCTTGCATAATCGCGTATTGGAATTGCTCGCGAACTTGCAAATGGTTCTCTAGTCTCTTGAGGGCGTCAGCAATTGAAGAGCCGCCGTTTGGAGATAGTTTGTTTTTGGTAAAACTTATGAGGTCGTCTAGTTTAACCTCTATATGCTTAATCTTGCCTCCGTCAAGAGTTTGTTGAGCAGAGACAGAGTAGGGCATTTTTACCCACCGAACTATGCCAGTTAAGGGTTTGCCGAACCATTTTATTGCGGGCCAAAAAAACTGAATTACTTCACGATACTTAACAATCGCAGTAAAGAGCGTGACGATGCCCAAAATAAATTCTGCAACGTGTTGGGCGATTATGTCTTCCATTGAACTAATTTACATTCTGGCGGCGAAAGAAATTAGGGGTCTAGGGAAAATACCTAGAGAATTATAGATCGTTTGAATGGGGAGGGCCGCAAAAGAAGTGTTTTTTATATTGATCCTCTTGAAACTTGATATAAGCTTTATTCGCTCCAGCGCCAAGAGTTTTATTCTTCTCAAATTGGTTCCAATCATCTTCCGTTCCATCTTCCTCAATAACCTCCTTGATCCTCCCCTTGGTGAGGTCAACCAAACCATATCTCACCATTGCAGTTGGTAAAAACCCCAAATAAATAAGGGGTTTTATTTTTTGGTCGTAATACTCTTGGCGAGAGATACCGTATTTTCTATATGCAGTTGACGATTTTAAAGACGTTAACTTTTTCCTTTCGTCATTTCCGTCCCATGCCTTTTGATTGGAAATTGACCTATTTCTTTTCCTTTCTGCGTAAACGTCTGGATCGGACTTAACTCTTTCCCAAGCGGCTTTAACCTTAGCTCCAATTATTTTTCGCGCCTCTTCCTTTTGCGCCTTTCCAAACATTCCGTTTTCCTCTCCAGAGGACTTGAGAATTCCGTCTAAATGTCTTTGTTTCATAACCTGGGAACATTTATCAAGGTATGCCTGATACTCGTCTGGGTTTTCTCTTTTGAATTTTTCTCTCGTCTCTTTTGATTTAGCTTTTGCATCTTCCGTCATTCCCCTCCCCAAAGCCCACGGTCTAGGAATTGATTTTTGAGCAATGCTCATTTTCCTTTTTGTTTCTTCCGAATGTTTTTTTCCACTCATCCTCGTTCCCATGGAATTATTCTTAAATTCTTCCGTCATTATTCTTGACCAACCTTCTTTTTCAAGGCTAGAAATTTCTGCAAGTTGACTCGTATAGAGATATTTCACAGAGTTACCTTTGTATAGCCTCACGAAGGATTTAAAATCGGGCTTAATTTTAGCGTATAGTCGAGAACTAATATATCGACCTTTTTGATGTGGATTTGCGCTCCGCAACTGTTGAAAGGCAAAAATCATTTTGTTTTTCAGGACAGAATCAAACATTTTTGTCGCGCAAAGATGAACTACGAAATGCTCTTTAGCCGTTAAAAAAACTAAATTAGACCTATCTTTCTCGCCGCCCAGCCCAAAGGACTCTGGTAAGATATGATGAGATTCGACATATCCGATAGTCGCCTTTAAAATTTTTCTGTCCTGCGGTCTTTCAAGGGCTTTAAGAATGATGGAACAGTACCATTTAGTATATTTGTTCGGCTTGGCAATTTCTACAATCTTCGTTAAGTATGGAGTCATACTTAATAATAGTCCAAAATCTAAATACCTACGAACTTATCTTAATCCTTGCAAGGATTATTCAATCATTTTCAACTTTTCGAGCACAAAGCGAACAAATCCGCTCCTTAAAATATCTTCTTTTCGACGTAGCTCGAAACAATGAACGCCATTATCCTTAGACTCTTGATCATTAAAGTCCTCAAATATCTCTCTGAATCCAGACTCCCCCTTGGGTAAATAGTTTTGATGTTTGCTATCTCCAACAAAGAAAATCCTCGTAAACTCGGCACATCTTGTCAATAGCATAAGAAAATCTGTACGCGAAATGTTGGCACTCTCATCTACAATAATAGCCTTGCACGCCCAATTCTTTCCTTGGACGAAACCAACGCTTGTGGAATCAATTCTGTTTTCCTGTTTGAGTAGTTCAATTTCAGATGGAGGTAGAAGCTCCTCAAGCTTATCATAGACAATGGAGGTATAAGGGGCTAATTTTTCCGACAATTCCCCCTTAAGGAAGCCAACCTTTCCAGATTTGGAGCTTTCCACTGGATTTCGGACGTAGATGATTTGATCAATTTTCTTTTGATTAAGGAGTTTTAGCGCCGCTAAAACGCAAAGATAAGTCTTTGTTGTTCCGTATAATCCATCAATAAAAATACATCTAGTGTCTTTATCTAAGGCGGTTTTGAGAATCTCAATCTGCCTTTCTGTTAAATCATCCCTCTCTCTAATATGAAGATCGTAAGAGATTTTTTCCCGCTGAAAAACCTTCGGAGATTTATCTGCGGCCTTCTTTTTGGGCGTTGGTGATTTAGCCATGTGTTATATATTAACCGAAAATAACAACTTTAAAAAATGTTTCTGCTAGGCGAGCACTTCCTGGATATTCACTACGCCCTCTAGGCTTCTACCTGGAGACATGCTGAGATTCTGGCTGTTTATTCTTCCTGTTATCCCTATATGTAATTTAGTATCAACGTCAGGATCAAACACTCCATTGATTAACTTGCCAAATTCTCCGAATCGCAAATTTAAAACGGCGCTACTCCCCGAAATTCCAACGACATTTCCAACGTTCTCTCCGTTAACCGAAGTGCTTCTCATCACGCTTTGTAACAAAACTGTTCGCGGCGTCAAAGACCCAATATCGTACACTGCCGTCCTTCCGCACTGATAATTCACCGAAATATCCGTTTTGGACTCAGGTAGCGAAACACTTTGCCCCGAAACATTGGTAGATAACGCATGAAGACAACTCAAATACGAGCCACTAGATGAATCAACAAGAGGACCAGCACTATTGACAACACCATCAAAGACATCATTTTCAAGTAATACTGTGTCATAGGAAGAAAACGTTGCGGAACATCTAATTGGTTGATAAGCCTGTAATTGGACGCTTAAAGTGTCAAGGTAGCATTGGTTGAATAGAAAATTCGCGATTTTTATGGAATGTCCGCTGGCAAAGTCTCCCGTCATAGAGAACGGTATAAGACTCGCTTCTTGTACAGAAGAATAAACGTTCGTTCCTACTAATGGCATATAGGAGACAGAAATCGTTGACCTTTTCGGGCCGCTCGTAGAAAAATCGTCAGAAATTACTTGCCGCCCGAGAAACTTATTCGGTTCGACTGCTGCCTCGAAACTAATTTCACAAGTATTGGCCGCAATTAAATTAGTCACGCCCGCTCCCGTTTGGGGAGCAATGCCTTCTGCCGTGGATAGAAACACGGGAGTTTGTTCAAAACGAATAAAAGAACCTTGCGACATGAAGAAAGAAAAAGACTTGACAACCGTAAACCTTGCATATATCTTTACACACCAATGATCGACTACCCATACTCCCAACAAATCCACGACAAAGTTTTGGCCGATTGGAAAGACATTCCATTTGACGATTTTGTTTACGAGGGGGACTTTATTTCTCACCCTTCTGTGAATTATCGTCTGTGGATAGGCTCTATAGGACTTTACCCAGAAGACATTATCCTAAGCGTGTCTATCGAGCATGGCAAAAATCTATTAAAAAAATTATACAACAACCAACTTGAGAAAAAAAGAAAACTCGACAACGAACTCGCCACGAAAAAATTCCTCGGATTAGAATAGTATGACTAAAAAACCCAGACGAGCCGCGCCGCCTAAAAATTCTCCCGATAAGGACATTGTTTTTACGCCCCCAGACCTAGCACGAAAGATTGTTCAATACTTTGGCCCATCTGGATATATGATTGAGCCATGTATGGGAGACGGGTCGTTCTATTTTCCAATGAAAGAATATGATAGCGATGGCGAGGTTGATTGGTGCGAATTATCTAAGGGGCGCGACTTTTTAGAAAAAGATTTTTGCGGCCAAAAATATGACTGGCTTATCACGAACTTTCCTTTTAGTAAGTATGTTCCATTCTTGGAAAAGTCTATGCAGATTGCCGACAACATTGTAACCTTTGGAACTATCAACCATATACTTGCCCTCCGAAAAAGATTGCGGATGGTTAAAGAGGCGGGGTTTTATATCAGAGAGGTATTGTTAACTGATACTCCTAAAGGATGGAGTTCTGGAGGTTTCCAGTGCGGCGCGATTTATCTAAGCAAACAAGCAGGCGATTGTAAATTCTCTTATCTAACATGAAACTATCAGAACTAAAAAACTACATAGACCAAATGGTCTCCAACGAAGAACAAGACCTTCCTGTTTACTTTAGAAACTACGAAGGAAGGCTTGAATCCATTGACTACTGTGTATTGTCAAGCGATGGCACAAAACTTACTTTCGCGGAGGAATGGATGTGACGACCAATCCTTTCCATGGTTTCCAACTTATCGAGAGCCTCCATATGGTAGAAACCTATCAATATCGCTTCCCCAGAAGTAAGAAGCGGCGCATTAAAAATAAATGGAAAAAGCGGCCAATTAATTTTAAAACCCGCCCGCGAAAAGATTTTTTGCAACTTGGCAATAAGCTAATATGTCATCCAGTCATGGCAGATAGATTTAGGTTTGAGATGATGGCCACTGGAAACGTATTCTTAAAAAACAAATGAACCTACCAGTTAATTACAACCACCTAGACGCGAATGGACGCCGCACCGTTCGCAACATATATATGGGAATTCAAAACGGCCTATGTGCCGAATGTAAAGCGCCGCTTTCTGGTCCAGCTGGAGACTTTGTAAAAGGTCGGCGCATAAATAAGAATCTTTTCCCCGAAAACTTTTTCAAATATCCCGTTCATCTTCACCACGATCACGATACAGGGTGGACTATTGGAGCAGTTCATTGTGAATGTAATGCTGTGTTGTGGCAATACTATGGAGAATAATATATGAAACACCCTAAATGTTCCTACTGCGGCTCTCCTCCTGGAGAATCCAACACGTGCCAGAATTGCGGCTCTGCAAATCCAGACCTAGAGAAGATTCAAAATCTCGCGGCCATTTGTTTCCAGCAAGCAATAAACAATAGTAAAAATCAAGAAATCATCCAAAAATGCCTTGAGGCGGTAAAAACCGCTGCTAAAAATGGAGAGATGGAAGCTGTGGCGGACACTGGCTGCTCAGAAATCAGTAACCGAAGAAGGAGAGCGATAATAAATCATCTTGAAGAACTAGGACTAGAGGCAGAAATTTTTTGGCAGGGTAGTGGAGTTTTTTCTACGAAGGGAACGCTGATGTGTTCTTTGTGTTTTTAATATATGTGAACCCTCACCCCTCAATCAAAGACAAAATCCCAAAATCCTGGAAATCCGCAAGAAAATATCTAAAACTCTTTGGACTAACGCGCGGCGAACAAAACAAAGTGCTTGACAAGTTGGGAATAAAGGACAAACTGAGATAATATGAGAGACATACAATACCGCCCCGCCAAAAGAACTTGCTATTGTCGTGGATGCGACAAAAAAATTGAACCAAATACCGAAAAGATTATCACATTCTATTCGTTCAGGAATTGCGGCCAATATATTCACATTTGCGGAGGGTGTGTGAGCGCCTTTAATGAGTTAATTTTTGAGGATTCAAAGTAATGACCAAACCAACCGCCGAAATAATTCTCGCTAATCTAGCAAACTACATTGTAAAACTTGACGACGCCCCATGTTCGGCGCAAAGTCATTTTGATTATGCAGTTTTCCTCTTATCGGAAATGTGTTACGACAGAAAAGACTGGGACAAGGAAATAATCGCAGCAATTAACGACTCGCGAGCGCACATGTCCTATTATTATGAAAACGCAAAGAACTCTTGGCCAACTTATGAATAAACAAGAAACAATTGCTCGCCTCAACGAATTATTCGATCCAGCCGCCGTTCAAAATTGGCTGGATAAACACAACAAGGTTTTTAATGCGCGGCCTATTGATTTATTGGACCCTGGGAAATTTGAGCAGATAGAGCATGGACTACTGAACTAATATGACTAAACCACTACTAATCTGGCAACCCAACATTTTCCCAGACGAGGAAAAAGAAATTGCGGGCAAGTATTTTATTATAGAAGATTACCATATCGGCAAAGTCTTCCAAAAACAACCGTTTGCTCTGCGTGGTGCGGTAGCTACAGCAACTAGACTTGGCCATAATCTTTCGCGCTTTGATGTTCGCAATTGGTCCGCATACTTGCACCAATACATGATTAGCAAAAACTTCTGGTGGGACATCCCAGAAAGAATTTCTCAATTCTCTCACGCCTACTGCTGGCCGCTTTTTATTCGCCCCGACTCTTGTAAAAAACTTTTCGCGGGGCAAGTTTATAGTTATAATAAGTGGCGCGAAGAATTCAATTACCTGAAACAGAAAAACGGCGAAAAAATTCTAGCATTTGTTGCCTCGCCCGAGTGGATTGGTCGAGAGTGGAGATGCTTGTTCGTGGGACAAGAGTTGGTTGGCGTTTCTGATTACATGTATGAAGGAGAAATTCTTGATGAGGCGGGCCAAAGAAACGTCACAGAAGAACTAAAAAACTACGCCAAAACTATTCGCGCCAATGATTATTTCTCGCCCGAAGATAATGTCACAATTGACATTGGCCAACGAAGCGATGGATCGTATGGATTGGTGGAAATCAACTTTTTAGAGACGAGCGGCTTTTATAACGTTGACAAGGACTTAGTATATGCTAAATTAGCAAAGCAACTTATATGAGTAAAAACCAAGACTTCCAAGAAAGAATCACATCCGCCCTCCCAAAATGCGATGATGAAACCAAGCGACTACTCAACGACCTATACTCACATTGGGAGATTGTGGATTTAGACCTGTCTATTTTTGATTTGCGGCTCAAAAAACAATGGACAGATGGGTCGAATCTTTATAATCAAAAAGAAGTTGACGAACTGGAAGACAAGAACTACAATGCTGGATTCCTAGACGGACAAGAAAGCTGCCGACAACCTTATGACGGACATTTTATTCGATGATTAATATGGAAACAAACATAGAACTAAAACCCCTAGTCAAAAGATTCTTTGAAATCTTAGATACAAAAGAAGAAAGTGACAGCGGCAAAATATTTTCGCCCGTCTTTATTAGCTGTTGTCGAGTATTTTTAGGAGAAGAGTTGGGAAAGATTTTACCAAGAATGAAGGAACTATCAAATGATTAAAACCTACAAATCCCCCAAACTAACTCTCGCCGAAGATGAAGTGTTTGTTTACGGCTCGAACGCTGACGGATTTTCTGGCGCTGGTTCCGCAGGGTTTGCAACATTTGGTGAATTTGGAAATGTCTGGCGTCAATACAATTATCAAGATTGGCCAAAAGGAACAAAAGGCAAATGGAACGTCAAGGGCCAATCAGAAGGCCCAATGCTCGGCACAGAGGGAAAATCCTATGCTATTCCAACAGTCACTCGCGCAGGAGCGAAACGATCCATCCCCTTGCCCGAAATCAAAAAGAGCATTGAAAAATTCTACAACTTCGCAAAAAGCCGCCCCCATTTAAAATTCTTTGTGGCGCAAGAAAATAAAGTTGGGCTGAACGGATATTTACCAACAGAGCTTGCGTCAATTTATTCAGGCGATATTCCTGAGAATGTGTATTTTGATGAGGGGTTTGCTAGTTTGCTAAGTATCGCGCCAATTATGCCAGAATCGCGACACGGTTTTAAAACAATTGTAGCAGGTTCAAGAAGCATCACGGACTATAATTTAATTTGCGCCGCAATTAAAGAATCTGGATTTGTAATCTCTGAAATCGTTTCGGGCACCGCAAAAGGCGTTGATTTGATGGGCGAACAATGGGCAACGGAGAATGGCATTCCTGTGAAAAGATTCCCTGCCCCTTGGGATGGCATTTCTCATCCAGACGCTCTGGTTAAAACGAATTCCAGCGGCAAAAAGTATGATGCTAGGGCTGGAATGAGAAGAAATAAATTAATGTGCGAATATGCCGACGCATTGATAGCTGTAACAAATGGTTCAAATGGAACCGAAAATTGCATTTTAGAGGCCAAGAAACTTGGTTTAAACATCTTTGTTAAAAGATTGTAATACGATTTACCTTGACAATCAGTGTAACTTAGAAGTGGACAACATTAATATTCTAAATAAAAAACGGTCAAATGGACGCACTGTAGTCACTTATCGTTGTGGTATTTGCTTAAACACAAATTCTCAAAGAGAAGATGCTTTTAGCAAAAGCGGCTGTGTTTCATGCAATAAATTAAACAAGAAACCAAAACAAACCCACGAGGAGTTCTTAAATAAGTTTAAGCAAGCAGACCAAGAGAACGAATATGAACTTCTCTCGGTCTTCCAGAAAGCCAAGACCAAAATAAACATTCTTCATAAAAAGTGCGGCTCGGAATATAGTGTATCACCATACCATTTTTTAAATGGTACTAGATGTGCAAAATGCCAAAATATTAATCTTACAAAGGAAGAAGCAAAACAATTTTACTCAAAACACTTGGAGGGTTATGATATAATTGGAGAATTTAAAGGCGTTTCTAAACCAGTATTACTTAAACATGAATTGTGTGGTAACACGTTTGAAACGAAACTTAATAGATTTTCCTCAAGAGGGATGAGATGTCCAAAATGTTTTCCACAGGGATCAAAAATGGAAGCCATTATTGAAGCGATCTTAGTAAAAAATTACATAAAATATGAAAAAGAGATAAAGTTTGATGAGTGCCGCCATAAATCGAAATTAAGATTTGATTTTAAGATATTTCTTTCTGACGATAAGTGGTTTTTGTTGGAGGCTGACGGAGAACAACATTTTATCCAAAGAGATGGATTTAGTTTTTGCAATAGCGAAAATTTTAAAAGAGATGATATTAAAAATAAATTCTGTCAAGAAAAAAACATAACCTTGCTGAGAATAATGTTTAATGAAGATATTTGCGACAAACTATCTAAATTCCTATTAAGGGAGCTTTCACCACCATCGCCAAGGGAAATTGATAAATTCTATGGAAAGAAAATTAAAAGAGAAATCGTATCAACGATAAGGTCTGAATTCTTAAAAGATGACGTTACGAAAGATCATCTTAAATCAAAATATTTTATTTCGGAAAATATGATAAATTTTATCTTGAAGTATAGGATTTATCCATTCCAAGACGAATTGATTAGGGAAACTGTTTTAGAAAAGGCGTACGAGAGAAAGAAATGGGCTGCATTCAGAAACGAAAAAACCGCTCGACAAAATCAACAACCGCTGATATGATTGAACGAGCAAGCAAGAAAGGTTTGACAATCTTTGTAAAGGAAGTAAATTAACAAATGAACCACTTTGAATTAACCAAACACGACTTCCGAAACATCATCCTCGGGAAAACAACCTATCGTAAATGCCCTCTCTGCGACAACGATGGAATGGAATACTGGGACGAGAATGGCATGAGCCCATCGCCGTTCCCAAGACCCGAGTGGGGAGAAGATTATAACAGCGGTGAATGTGAGAATTGTAATGGATTAGGATTTGTCGAAAGCATCAATCAATAATATGAACTGCTACCTACAGCCCAACTATCGAGTTCTCCCAAATCTTTCAGAGGTTCGCGAGCATGAAAAGGCAAGAGAATCAGCGTCTCCCAGAAGTTTAATCCACTGGAAACCAGATTCGCCGCATGAAATTTTTGAATCCATGGCCGTTGTTAAATTCCAAAATGGCAAGTGGCAGAGTTGCTCTATAGAGGATGAATTTGACGACGGAGAAGATTATCCAGTAGCCTATGTCAATTCAGTCGGGGCATTCTGTTTGGGCAAGAGCGTTAAAACAAATAGTCGCCAGCATCTAAACTGGGACGCTTGGCTTAGTGAGGAAATCTCTTATCAAGACTGGTCAGAAATTTTATTGGCCGCGACAAAAGAATTTTCAGAAGATTTGACGTGCGAACAATTTTTAAGCTCGCTTATTGAACTCAACTGGCATTCGAGCGTTGACTGGGAAACTGGGATTGACGAGGGCGGCTTTGAGGCTGGCGAAGAATCTTTCAAAATAAAACTGAATAAATAACATGACCATCAATAAACTAATCGAAAAACTCCAAACCTTCCAAGACTTATACGGCAACGTTCTTGTCGAATGCCGCAACCCAGCAGGAGACTTTGACGAAATTTGTGAAGTCCAAGTCGTTAATGTTTCCCGAAATAAACTACCGATCTACCGAATCTTCGTTGACTGATAAAAATCACTTGACAAACCAAAGCGCGAGTTTAATTTAAAAGCCGCAACTAAACACAACAACCAAAACACACAAAACACATGCCACACTACGACAAAGCAGACGAACAGACAATCGCCCTAATCAACGAAATCCTCAATGAATACCATCCAGAACTAGCAAGCGCCGAAGTTACTATTGAGGCGATGATGGCTTATGACGACAAGGGAGGTTTCCCAGTAAAGCACGGCGGCTATCCAGCATTGGCCGTCATCAAAATCTCCTCATTGAAGAATCGCGTGAAAGGTTTTGCTGATGCAGAGATTACCATTGACGCTGAGAATTTCAAATCTATGAGCGAACCTCAACGCCGCGCATTAATCGACCACGAACTGACCCATTTGGTTGTGGCGACAGATAAAGAAGGCGTGATCAAAACTGACGACTGCAATCGCCCCAAATTAAAGATTCGCAAGCATGATTATCAAATGGGTTGGTTCACAGAAATTGCCAAAAGGCACGGCTCCAACTCCCCAGAGGTTTATCAGGCGAGTATGCTGTGGCAGAAAGACGGGCGAACATTTTTTCCAACGGTCTAATTATGGAAAACCACCTTTGGAAGTGCGAAGTAACTCATCCTATCAAATGGATGAAAAAGCAGCGCCCCGTTTATGCTGTTGAAGAATCAAAGCCCAAGGTTACTGAGTATGTAAATAGGCATTTAAAAGATGGCTATGTCGTAGGCAAGGTTAGTCAACTAGGAAAGCGTTTGGCAATTAATTTATACCACGGTTAATATGCTCTACCTAGTAAAAGAAAAACGAAGCGTAATCGTTGAATATGAAATCGAGGCGGTTTCAGAAGAAGCGGCCAAACATTTTAATGGAGAAATAATAAGCGAACAAGAAATTGATAATTATTCAGAATCATTAATATCTTGCAAGCAAATAATGGAAAATGCGCCCTGAAATTATTTCCGCCGCATTAAAAAATGAACGCGGCCCATTCTTTCTTGGCATTCCCGATAGATGGCTTGACAATCCAACGTATAGATGTGCGAACGGTCATGTCTCATATTGGTATATCAAATCAGAAGAACTAGGACGCCACGCATGTCCAAGTTGCAAAGGTCAGATTTGGACAACATTCCCAGAGGATTATGAACGAAAATAATTGATGACCCATCTACCCAACAAACTCCTAATCCTTGGAGACGACCACTATATTTATTTTGGCGGCGAAGAAAAGGTTGCATTGATTAATACCTTCTACAAGCATGACGTTTACGAACTTATCGAGCAATATGGTGTCGGTCCCGTTGATGCCAGAGATATAACGGGCCGATCCATTCTTGGTGGGAAATTTCCACTAGACAAATTGCGCGGCCAAAAGAAGTTTTGTGTTGCGATGGTTAGAGAGTATGGTATTATGACCAGTCAAAACCACTAATAATTATGGACACATCTAAAATAACCTACGACGACAAGGGCCGCATTAAAAATTGGTTCTCAAACATGCTTCCGCTAGACGAGCCATTTGTTTATGACGGTATCATATACAGAACATCTGAGAATTTCTATCAAGCAATGAAGCTGCCGAAGGACAGAAACGACTTGCGTGCCGAAATCGCCGCCATGAACCCATACAAGGCCAAGCTCGCTATTCGGGACAAGGAGAAATATCTTTGGCGCTCTGACTGGACTCCAGAATTATCATTGAAGGTTATGAGGTATATTTTGTGGGTGAAATTTGCTTATGGGACAGTGTGGGCAGATAAGTTGTTATTGTCAGAAGGAGAAATTGTGGAATGGAATAACTGGCGCGATGTTTTTTGGGGCTGGGACATAAACCTAAAGACGGGCGAAAATAATTTAGGCAAGATATTGATGGATATTCGGAAGAGTCTATGGGATAGCTTAGCTTTAGGAGCGCCGCTTAAATAATTATGATGTTTTCAGGTTGTAAGTGTCTATCCATCCCAGAAGCGTGCGCTTGTGAAAAAGATTGCCCTTTTCAAGACTATCTTGTCGAGAATGGTTTTGTCATATCTTGTGACTCTTGCGGAAAAGCTGGCCATGCCGATTCGGATGGATGGATTGGCGTTGTCAACGACCAAGGGATGTGTTCTGTGTTTTGTTGTGAAAAGTGTGCGGGCGAAGATTTTATCAAGTGGGTAGATAAGAATTTCCCAGATAATGGGTTTTTTGTTGACGATGGGGAGTAGGAATGATATAATAGACTATGTTCATTGACGACTTTATCCACGGCGAATGCAATGGCCGAAACATGTATGACTATGACCATGATGGGGATCAGTATGGTTGCGATAGCTCCCGACCAACTTCTACCCTACTTGGCAAAATAAAGGCTGAAACTGGCCGCGCCGTGCTTTTTGATCTAATGGGTAAATCATACGCTGATGACGAATATAGGGTCGTTGGAGAAAAGTGGTTGCCCGTTTCTCAAATTAAAATGTCGCCAGTTCAATCAAAGTATAGCCCCGATCCTTTGCCGAAAGAACTAGAAGGCTTCGTAAAAATTAATGCGCCGCTCTGGCTTGTTAATAAATTCAAGGGTCAATATAGGGCAACGATAGAATTTTGATTATGGAACCAATAAAAAACTGCCAAACCTGCGCGCATAGAAAAATAGATACTCTTACTTTGTCGGGGCGCTGTGCCCTTTGCGGATGGAGTTGCTCTACGCAAAGAATGCATCCAAGTCCACCATGCGACATTAACCTTAGCGGCTGGCAACAAATACCAAAGCGCCGAAGCTTGTTTAGGTGGCTGTATGATTTGTTGATTGCGCCGTAAATAATTATGATATTTATATTCGCCGCTCTGTATTTTTCTGTTCTATTATTTTATGCATACAAGACCGACCATGATTAAAAGACTCCTAACCGCGAAATAATATGCTAACAATTCTCATCGTTATCTTTGTGTTTGGATTAGTTACTGGATAATTTTTATATTTATGAGTGCTGGCCGAAAAAATAATTCCCAAATTAAAAACTGGAATACTCCGCCAAAAATTATTGCCGCCGCAAAAGATTTCTGGAATGGCGAGATTGAGCTTGACCCATGCTCAAATGAATTCTCCATGGTCGGCGCAAAAAGAAATTTTCTTTGGCCGCAAGATGGTTTATTGGAAGATTGGAATGCCACCTCTGTATTTTGTAATCCGCCCTATGGTAGAGACTCAGAGAGAAAAACATCGTTATTGGATTGGGCGAAAAAATCTATCGCCGCAAATAAGGTTTTTGGGGCCGAAGTTATTTCACTTATTCCCGTGGCAACAAACACTCGTCATTTCAAAGAGTTGTTTAATTACGGCGGGGCAATTTGTTTTTTAGCCGACACAAGGTTGAAATTCTGGATGGAAGGCCGCGAAGATAAAAAGGGTGCGCCGATGGGTTGTTGCTTGGTTTATGTTGGGGATAGGGTTGAGGAATTTCTTGTAGGGTTTGGTCACTTGGGTAAGTGTGTCCTTATATAATGAGGAACATTCTTGTGGAACAATTTGTCTAATTTGTTTTGGGGCCGTGTTTTTTTTCACTTGGGCTTTGTTTATTGGGGGGAGAAGATCGGAAGTTTTCAACAAAGGGGGCGGCTAAAATTTATAGTTGAGTCGCTCGCTTAAGAGTACTTTATCCTCGTCTGATAGGAGGGCGTCTAAGCCTTTCCAACCCATAGGGTGGTCGGGATCATAGCTAGCTTCCTTTAATTCATTCCAGTAACCCCATAATGGTTGCAAGTTAGAAAAATGATTCGCGGCCTTCCGATCTTCTGCTATTTCTAAATTAAATAATGAGATGGGTTTGATATGATCGACATGCCACTTGTCTGCTCCCGAACCATAATTCTCCCACGTCATTCCGTGTAGAAACTTGCTTTCTAAATGGGTCATTAATTCCTTTCTGGAGCATCCAACTGATCCACTGTGTTGATACCGACCATCCAGCAACTTCTTGAGCCTTTTACGAAGATGAGAGCGAATCTTTTCAACAGGTTTCTTTTTTTGCTTTCTCTTGTATTCCCTACATTTATCCTTATTTTTAAGGCGATATTCTTTGTTAGCTAATTTAACTGATTCTTTGTTTCGTTGGTAATTATCACTAGAGTACTGTTTATATTTTCCACGATATTTATTGTTTTTACAGGCTTTGCATACGATTCCATGTTTTCCTGATTTTTTATCTTTGGAAAAAGAGTCTAACGGCTTGGAGATGGAGCACAATGAACAAAACTTTTCGCCGTCAACAATGCTTGCGTATTCCGACGAGCAAGGCTCTGGTGGACTAGGAACACAACGCGGAGCAGGAATGCCCAGATACCTAGATCGGTGCTTTAATTTATCACACTCTCGACAAATATTAGATACTCCCATTTTGCAGCTTGGGTGTTTGCTAAAACAAGTGAGTTCTTTATGCTGCTGACAAATAGAACACCTTTTGAGTAATTCAGACATGTATATACTAGCACGGAAGAAGAAACGTAAGTGGATATTTAAAGTCGCCTTGGATTTTTTTTTGAAGTCGGTTTAATTTCCTAGTAGAGAAGACTTGAAAGTTTTTTGAAAAGGTCTAAAATTTTGAACCTTATAGATTAAACCCAAGCACCCCCGCGCCCGATCCGATGCTTAACCTATCCGAAATATCGGGTATTCGGGTAGGTATCCCCCCTACGCCACCCACCCACGTCTCCTAATCCACTCTCTTGCCCCTCGCCTAGTCAATACACCTAGTATATGGGCAAAAGATTGGGGCGCTTCACTAGGTAAAGCGCCCCTATAGGCTAGGCGTACACATAGATAGCCATCCTAGAGCCAAGCTCGGGCTCTAGGTAAAACTCGCAGGCATTCTTGTGTTTCTCGAATACCTCTAACGTATCGCACTTAACTTCGTGCGCTAGGCGCCAGCCTCCAAACCAGTGAAAAGAATTCACCTTGTTACCTACTAGAAAGCCATTAAACGGTACGCCTTTCTTAAAGGATGCGCGTACTTGTGTGATTGTTTGCTTCTTGTGCTTCATGATAGGAGAGTTTAGGGGATGAATTGAATAGAAAGGAGACAAGCGACCGCGCCCCCCATAAGCATAAGCTCACAAGGGGAAGCGGTAGAAAGGATGACTAGAAAATCTGCAATCATAGGAAAATCAAGATGCCGAGAATAAGCAGGGCCAGAATCAGCGTGATCATGGGGAAAGGGTGAAAGGTTAGTCAATCATGCTTATGCCCATTGATGCGTACTCGCTCATCACATCACGGCGGGAACGAGCGGAGGGAAGCAACCAAGGGGAAGACTCGCGCCCTTGTTTGTCGCGAGCAAACGAGCGAAGCGCGTTCTCTGTGCTTTCCTCGTCTTCATCTTCGCTGATGTCGGGTGTTTCCTCCTGCTCGTATGATGAGACATAGGAGCGAGGGGCTGGGGGCGCATAACCACTGATACGGTCACGAACAGCAGCATAATCGAAAGGTGGAGGGGAGGGAAGCGGCTCGCATGATTCCGCGCTTTCCTCATGTCCTGCGGCGATGAGGCCAGAGAGGAGAAGAAGGGAGGATTGGTCGAGTGGATATGTGGCGGATTGCATAGGAGGGTATGGATTGAGTTTAAACGGAGCGTTTAGCGCTCCCCACTGCCTAGCGATTGAAACGCCAGGCAGGACGGGAAAGCTATTCATTTAGAAGGCATTCCCAAATAATCACGGGAATGTCCATTGACGCGATAAAATGGCCCCCAGCATCACAAATAATGCAAGGGACCATTTCACCCTCGCGGCCCTGATAACGGGGGAACACGTTAGAAGGGCTAGCAAAGTAGAAACTGAGACGTTTTTTCATGATAGGGGAGGAGGTGAGGAGTTAAAGCGCCTTTGCGGCGTGCCGTAACTATACGAGAGGGAAAAAACTAATTCAATAACTTTTTTCTCTTTTTAATTCTCCGCCCTCTCAATAATGAGAATCTGGCAATCTGGCGCGCCTAGCTACAAGCGTGCCAGACTAACCAACTCACTTGGCAAGGAACGCATTCACCTGCTCATAGAATGCCCACGGGATCACCAGAATATAGGTCTTGCCCATATCCAGCACACAGCTAGGCACGATGCCCGCATCCACAAGCGCCTTTTCTATTTGCTCATATGCGCCCCGAGCTGAGTAATCATAGGGAAAACTCTTATTTGCACCTAGGCGCTGGCACGCAACTTTGACGCGGGCCGATTTACTATTTGTCGCGCCGAAAAACTTTATTTGTAAGGCGATGCTTTGGGGAATGTTCGGGGGATTCATGGCGAAACAAGATAGCAGATTATTTTATGGGCCGCAAGTTTAAATTGTTTATTTCTGGAGCCGTTCGGCGATTGAGAATCTCAGTTTTGAGAATTTAATTCGCGCCTCTTAATGATCCGATAAGTGCCGCCCTCATTCTCTCTATACTCTTTCCTTGTCTGCTTGATGGCTTTTGAACCTTGCCAGTTTTGAGTCTCCGCGCTTAGGTCTTCCCATCCCATTGAATAATAGCCCTGGAGAACGTAGAAATAAGAGTATTTATTTGCTTTCATAGGAAACAATAAACTAGAAAATAGGGGCGCGCAAATTATTTGTTGATTATTTTATTCGCCGCCCTCTTCAATGTCCATCCCTGCCATAGTCAATTCGTCGCAATTATTCGACGCCCACTCAGAAATTTCCCTAGGGAAGAGGTCGGAGTTTTCCCCTTCCATGCCGTCCTTGCCCATGCGTTCAGCATAGTTGAAACTCTCACCTGCCGCACTAAGAAAAGAGAGCAAGGAGCCCATCCCTTTCTTAAGATTTCCACCCTGACATCCTGATTTGAGATCATTGTTATGGTATTTATAGCCGCACGGCAAGGTGATTTCGTAACCATAAACGGTTCGGCCCTCATTATTTCGGCCACCACTGGAAAGAAAAATTGTCGCGCCGTTGATTGTTTGGGTGATTTTGTTCATGCCGATAATATAGCAGGTTATTTGAGGGGCGCAAGTAAAAACTGTTTATTTTAGTAATCCTCAAGCAAGAAAGCGCAGATACAAGCGCCCCTTGCATCATAGCGATCACATCCAACGGAGCGAAAATTCAGCCCTTCAATGCGGGAAAGAATGCAAAGCGCACCGTGCAAGCTTTTAGCCTCGATAATGTGCTCGCGTTTCCAACAATAATTTGCTTCGCCGCAGAATGTATCAGTAACTTCAAAAGTGAATTTTTCTTTCATATTATAAAGGTAGCGAGGGATTTGATATTGTCAACTATTAATCCACAAAGATTTTGCGGCCCTTAACTTTGAACCAAGTACTAGCAGCATTGCCGTAGCAGGTAGCGTATAGGCGAAACTCGCGCCCTTCATAGGAAATTTTGTAACGGAGAGTAAGCTTTGCACCATATCCGCTAGTAGTCTGGGAAAGCCCTTGACGGTGCCACCATAGGGGAGAATCTTTCAATTCTTCAGCATATTTGCCGAGATAGATACGCGGGAAAGCTGAGTCTGCATTTTGAACGTCGGAAGATGTGAAGTTTTTCATGTCGTTAATATGGCGAGTTGTTTGAACTAATCAAGCGATATTTACTCTTTTTCGCCCGAAAATTTATTTTTGTTTTTAATTTGACACGGAGAGTTTCCTTTATATATTGTATCTGGACGCTAAATTCAAAAATTTTATTGGCGCGCAAAAATTCCCTAACTCTTTTGAAGCTAGGGAAATAACCTATTCTCGGATTGTTTGGGTCGTAGGAATCCTATAGTGTTTATTTGTAGAAATTTAATTCGCCGCCTTAATTTCTTCGCAGAATTCATGCCAGTTTTGGCCATTGAAAAGGGATTCTGGCTTAAGAGAATACACTTTTCCATCATAGGCAAAAAACCTACTTTCTGGCGCGTGCTCCTTAAAATATGGAGCAATAGAAAAGACATAATCAGATTTATCAATTGCACCGTTTGGAATATGCTGGGGAAGTTTCATGCTGGTACTATAGTCGAGAAATTAATGGGGCGCAAGTTATTTGTTGATTATTTCAGCCGCTCATTCTCATAAACGGTAATCCAATCTTGCATAGTCATACTATGGGAGATTTTCTTAGTCCCCCATTTTTGGAGAGTGTACTTTACTAGGGAAGATGGCTCTTCATGGGAAAAACACCTTTCTTCCGCGTGCTCAGTATCCCAAGCTTTTCCACTCCATTCTTGCTCGCCGTCTGCTAACATCCTGTAAAGAGTTTTTTCGTTCATGGGACAAAATAGCAGATTTATTTCGGCGCGTCAAATTATTTGATTGGATATTTCGATTTTTTCGGCGGCGTCATCCCATAAAATTTATTCGGGCGGTCATCTTTATAGACAATCCAAACAGAGCTATCGTAAGACGAGACAAGGTAGTGGCTGATTTTGTTGTTCATGGGAGACAATACACTTATTTTATTTGCGCGGCAAGTTAAAATTTTCAGTTTTTTATCCCGCAGGGATGCCTTGCGGCGAGCATAGGGATATTTACTATGGCACTCGCGGCAAAACTCGAATTTGCATGTGTCCAATTACCCTTTCTACCCGTTAGAAGCGGGAGGGGATACGCGAGCATATTAGGGAAAATTTATGTAAAAACCAAGGTGTAACTACTATTATACATTATGGCAGACACATCATACGGCAAATTTAAATGTAACGAGTGCGAATCTTTCTATCCAAGATGTCAGGAAATAGATGGGAAAAGGCTGAAATTCAGGAATTAAAAGCCCTAAAAACAAAGGAAAAATATAAAAACCGCAAGTCTTACGTTCATAAAACAAAAATTACTTGGCCATCTAATGACGAATTAGTAGAAATCTTATGGAGTAAATCAACTAGTCAATTTGCCCGAGAAAATTCTTTATCCCCTCATTCTGTTAAAAGATATTGCCAACGCAGGAATCTACCTATCCCATCACTAGGATTTTGGCGTAAAAAGGAAACTGGCGCAGATATCTCAACCTTACTTATTCCCTATCTTGAATATAAGAAAAAAGTGACTCCTCCCGAACTCGAATCGGGATACCCCTCAGAGGAGGATTACGAAAAATTTTAAATTTTTCCGCGATGCCAAATTAGCGTAAGGAGCCATTGAAGAAAGTTTCTTACAATCCGCAAGCTGCCATAAACCTTGATTTGTCAAACCGTGGATTGTCGGCGGCGAAAATTTTCGCTTGAAATTCTGCTTGTTTTTCGCGCTCGTTTTTATCAGCGATGGCGGAGACAGTGGCGGCGACGACTTGGAAGTGTTTGCGGGTGCTCATAGGATACTATAAGGGAGGATTGTTATTGTGTCAAACGGTTTTCTCACATCGCATAAACCATGTATTCATGACACGCATTCAAGCACTCGCGAGGCGTGCCAGTTTCAAGCGTTCGCTGGCAACAATGCCGCGCCAATTGTTCAACCGTGGCAAGGTCGATAGCAGAATAACCATAGCGCGCTCCTACCATAAACCTCATATTATGGCCCTTTTCTGCAAGCTTTGCATTCAAGATTTCAACGTCGGTTGTCAGGTTATTGTAAGTATAGCGTTTCATGGATTTATAGCGGCTTTTCATAATGTGAGAATATAGCAGGTAATTTGATGCGGCGCAAGTAGTTTTTCAAATAATTCCGCTTTCCCACTGCTCGCCATTAAAGGACACGGGGAATTTCTTACCGTCATAGGAAACTTCCCTATGGAGAAAGTCGTCGTCATCTTGCAGATAATGGGGCGCTTCCACGTTTCCGCCTAGGATAGTGCAGGCTGTCACTAGGGCATCCAGTGGTTCCATCACAAGATTGTCATTGGCAAGGGCAAGGAGTTGTTTCATGGGTGTACTATATACCAGATTTATTTTCGCCGCAAGCTATTTCAGAGAAATTTTATTCGGGAAAAAACCAAAAATATTTTGCTTCAAGTCAAAGACTGTCGGGTGTTTTCCAGCAATGTCAATCTCATTTTGCGATGGCGCGAACAAATAACCATTGTTTGTGCTGAGAATTTTGACAATCAAATCAGAGACGGGATGCGATGGGGGATTCATGTCTTACTATAAACCAGCAAATTGTTTCTGTCAACGGCTCATTCTTCTTTTTGCGGCGAAAAAATTAATCCACAAAAGAGTTGCGCGCCCTCCTTTTCTCTGTATCTTGTATATACTGAGGGACGGCGAGAGCACTCCTAGCCAGATAATTCTAAGGGCAGACGTACTAAAATAATTATGTTTTTTGGATTGCCTTAGAATTAAGCATCTGCAAGTTTTTCTTAGGGTATTCGTGGACTTTTTTTGTCGCCCTAATAGAAGTTGTCTGCTTTAATACTATAGCGCGGGACTTCCGCGCTGTCAACCTATTTTGTCATTTTTATCCAAGTGCTGCCATTTTCATGCAGGCTATACCCAAGGGAAATCATAAGAGTGGCGAATTGTTTGTCGTTCATAGGAGACTATACACTAATTATTTGAGCGGCGCAACTAGTTTTTCAGGTTTTTTACTTCTTTTCTCATTTGTGAGAATCCTTTGCGCGCCTCTGAAAGAGTGTCGAAACATTGCCAGCCATTTTCAACCTCGCCCGTAACGTGCCAGCATCCATCTTTATAAAGGCGTACGCCCTCTTTCGATGATTGAATATACCCGCAGGCAAAGGCGTACATTGTCAAGCTGCCGTTTTTGTTTTTGAATTTGTCTTTCATACTTGGAATATACCAGAGATTTATGGGGCGCGCAACTAAAAAAGCGATTTATTTACCAGAATATTAATGGCGCGGCAAATATTTTGTTCGTATCTGCCCACTGTCAAAGCCTCGCGTGCAAGGGTTTTTTGGCCGTCTTTTCTTGTTTGTTTTAGGAGTTTAGCGAGTTCGTTTCTCATAAGAAACAATAAACTATTTTATGCGGCGCGTCAAATTATTTGTCAATTTTCTTCAAGCTCAGCTTTCCAGCCGTGCAGATACACAAATTCCTTTAGGTGTTTTTCTGCCGTGCGTTTGCACCATTGCGTTTTATCCCTATGGGACATATAAGCAACGACACCCGAGGGACTTGTGATTTTTATTGAGTATTTCATACTGGTAATTTATCACATTATTTATTCGCCGCAAGGGATTTCTTCAATTTCGACAAGATATTGCTGATCACGCAGTTCGTTACGAATTTCTTTCGCCTCTTCTTTTGTTTCCGCAAAGAATTCTTGAGGGCGGCAGTGGGCAGAGATGGCGGTGATTTTGTATTGCATAGCAACAATTTATCACATTATTTGAGCAGCGCAAGCTTATTCTGCATCTTTTATGACGGCGCAATTATCCAGCCAGTCAAACGATTTTTTCGCGGCGCGTGCGTGTTTTTCAATTTCTTCGCGGCGTTCTACAAAGTCGCCAGAGAAAGGACATTTTGAATCCCTGATATGCTCAAGAATGAAATTCAATTGAGACTCAAGATTGGAGAGGTGGGCTTGTGCGTTCATGGAGAAAATATACTTTGGTTGTTTATTTGTGCAAGCGGAAAGTGTAAATATGTTTGCTGAGTGCTGCTTTAGCACAATAATCTAAAAGCAAAACGAGCAACCTTCTAGGAAGCATTCTTAGTTCCATGCGCTACGGCCACAAAATGAGTTCTAAGGATAGAGACTAAAAGAGAGTTTGTCAACTTGAAAACTTATTGATTCTTTGTAGTAAAGACCCTCTAAAAGCGTCACTAGAAACTGAGGAATATGCGCTGAATCTTTTTAGGAAAAGCGCATTAATGCAACCAATGAATGATGGAGAATTCTTTTCGTTTAAGGGGCTTTGCTCAGTTCAAGTGGAAAAAATGTTTGCTAGCGTTTTACGAGAAAGAGTTGTGGGCAACTAATTTTTCCGTGTCTATATTTAGCGATTTTTACCCTATCGAATAGGTCAAACCCCTATCCCAGCATCCAAGGTTTTCAAGCATTTTGTTAATAAGAGAGCGGGAAACGACCGCTTTTCCTTCAATGATTGGCGCATTAACGAAAATAGAATGGCGCTGATTCTTAAAGAGAACAGAAACGAGAGTAAGTTTTGTTTGCATTGTAGTTTGTTGATTATTAGCGGGTTACGTTTGTTTTGCGTATTGATAACTTATCAGGTTATTTGAGGGGCGCAAGTTATTTGTTGGTTATTTTCAAGAGTGCGCGTGTTTACTTGCAAAATGCAAGTATTTATAGGGAAAAGATGATGACACCATATCGCCTATATAATCCATTAACCTACGCCCATCCCATATCTCTTATCTTATCTATGTATTCCCTATATGTTTCTTCTATAGTCTTACCTAGTATTATTTGAAAGAAGAGAGGAAAAACGGCAAAAAGCTATCGCTGCAATCCGTTGATTGTCAATGATTTGCAAGCTCTAAGCCGCTCAATAGATTATCGGCAAAAGTATCACAAACCACAAACTCTTCTAGCCAAAAAGCTTGCGTAAAATCTTCACTTTTGCAAAGCGTTTGCCACTCACTAAGCGACCATTTATCGGCGTAATCTTGTTTGTTCATAGGGGCATTCTAATTGATAATCTCTAATCTGTCAAGCGGTTATTCATTGTTAAATGATTTGAGGTATTCATTTAGCAAGGTTCATTTATCAATCCCCCGCTCTAACTCGCTCCATAGTCAATTCATGGCCAAAACAATTTTCAGGCTTAGGTAGGAATTTGACGTTGTAAACGAGTCTTCCAAACTCCCTAGTTTTATGAATGCCAGCATCAGGGCCGCCCATTAAAACTAATTCGCGCGCATAATTTTTTGCAGATTCGTAATCGGGGAAGGATTTGTTCATATAATAACATACCAGACAACCAGAGGGCGCGCAACTAATTTCTCAACTATTTAATAACTTCATCACCTCTTCAATCGGAGCAAACCGAGCCGCCTTATAGGTAAAGCCACTATTCTCTTCTACGGGTTTTCCCGCTGCAATCCATTTCTCGAAAGTTTCCGTAGAATAACCTTTAGAAATATTCTCGCCAAACTCCTTAGTGATTTTGTTGCGCGCATCATTTTCATCGTATGCAAGTGCGGCAACTGTGCATCCATAACTACGATTGTAAGACATATACCCATCCATCCAGCGAGTAAGGGAAACATCTGGCACCGTTTTTTCTGTCACAAACTGAGAAAGGCGCGAATCATATTCGACACGCTCGATTCTCAAATCTGAGAGTTTCGTCAAGATCGTTTCTGGTGTTTCGTTGTATTCCTTTTCTGGCGTGATTTTCTTGAGAAGCTTGAGAGCTTCAGAGAAGTGATTAATAGCGTTTCCAGACGTTTCTACGGTAGTCCGCATAGCGTACCAACCTTTGTTGTCACTGTCACTCTGAAAGCGAATGACGAGCATTTCTTCCATGTCAGTCTCGCTGTATTCTTTGCGCTTCAAAAGCTGAAACGAGAGATGTTTCTAGCCGTTGGATGTTTCGCTTGAGACGCGGAAACCGAATTTTGGGGCGGGGATTCTTTTCATGCTGTTAATATATCAGGTTTTTAGAGCGGCGCAAGTAATTAATTACTTTTGGCGCTCAATTTTCAAGTTTTTGGCGTTTCTTCCCATACTTTTGATAGTGTCAAAAGCTGATTCGTATGCGTTGGAGTCTCCACGATTGGAGAGCATAGCTTGAAAGCTTTCTGCCAAACTAATTGCGCCGTTCATAAATTCCCCATTGCGGGAATCGTTTTTGAGAGCGAGCAGGTGAGAGAGCGCGGCTTTAAGCGCAGTGGCATCTTCTAGGTTAATCATAAGTCACTATAACCCTTCAACCAATTAAGTCAAATTATTTCAGTATTTTCTTTGCACCTTTGGGCAAATTTTCTTTAGTGCCGTAGCGATATGTTCATCATTCGCGTACTCGTAAACATTCGCCGCACAAGCAGCGGAAAGCCCGCCCGAATGATGGAAAATATCAAAGTTAAACCTCGTTTGCAAGTCTTTTACTTTGTCAGAGCGCGGGAAATCGCCATTCTTTTCATAAGTTTTAGAACAGCCATAATCTTTTCTTTTGGTTCTGTCTTGTCCTTTAGGGAAAAGTCTATGGGAATATCTAGGGGATGAACTGATTTCCCGCCTTCATTAGAGTCTTTCATTTTATAAAAAAAGATTTGCCACGACGTAGGGAATTTGCTCTTCGCCCGTAATCCCCCGCTCTTCACACAAGTTTCTTATTCTTTGGATACTGTCAAGCCATTTTTCAGGCCGCGTGTCTAA